ATTGTAGAACCTTCTATAAAGTCTGTAATAGTAGGATTATTTGAAAGATTAATATATCCACTATTATTTGCAACGTGGAAACCACCAGCATTGAGGTCTTGGTTTATTTCTGTTCCATTAACATAAACCCTAACCACACCAACCGGATATGCCTCTGCAATAATTCTTGCAACATTTGAAGAACTAATAGTATCTGTACCAGCTGTAAGGTCTTGTGAAGTATTAAATGTACCTGTTGAATTCTTTACGAGAATTTTAGTAGTAGATGAAGACACAATAGTCGCACTATAACCACCACTTTGTGTTAAAGTAATTCCTGCATCGAATCCTGAAACAGATGGAGAACCTGTAAGTATAATATATCCGCCAGTATTGTCCAGAGTTTCTTCAGGTTTAATTTCAAACAATACAGATTTTGTATTATCATCTAGGCCATCAAATAATGTACTACCTGCACTAACATTATCATAATTAAATGTTTTATCTTTGAGAGATGCATTTAATTGTTCGTTGTCACCTAAATGTAAAGATACCTCATTAGACTTCTGTCTAAATTCCTCAAAGGTATTTGACTTTAATACTCTTGTTTCTTTATTGGCCATTATTTGCTACCTAACTTTTTTAACAATGATTTGATCTCTGCAATATCATCTTTTATTAACTGTAATTCTTGCTCTCTTTCTTTATTAACAGCAAGTTGTGCTCTTCTAGCCTGTATTGCAGTTCTATTAGTATTTATAACTGCTTGAGAAGTGGTATCCTTAATTAAGTCAGGATTGTCTTTTATTTTCTTAATTCTTGGCATAATAATTCCTATGTTGATGCAATTGCTCTAAAATCTTTCACTAAAGGTACTGTTGAACTATTGCTGGATCGAAGCACGATTTTAAATTGCATAGTACCAAAACTTCCTGTAGGATCAATTGAATATTGCACCTCTTTAAATACAGATGGGTTATCATTTACTTGAATTGCCTCATTTGGAGTGGCAGCAGTCCACGATTTATCAGCAATTTCCACACTTGAACCACCTTCTAATACTCTCCAGTATAAGTCAACTGCTGCAGATCTTGGTCTATTAACATTAATAAATACATCAATCTTATCGGCCTCTTCGGCAAGTTCTACTTTCTTAGTTATATATCTTGCCAATTGGTTACCGCCAGTTGAAGACAATTCATCACCTACTGTATTATCAATAATTCTATTTTGAATACAGAATAATGATGTTCTGTTCATATCAATAATAGGTGATATAGTATCTTTGGTTGTATTAAACACACATCTCAAATTAAATGTTTTTGTACTTGAGTTTGCATTAGAAGCAATTGATTTTGGTGTTGCAAATGTCACGTTCTGATTTGCAAGTACTTCTCCTTCTGTCGATGCAACTTCTGTTTCACTATACGGTGTCATGAAGTATCTAATGTTTGTCCCTGGAACTGCCAATGCCTGAATAACTGGTCTTACTACATCCATTTGTTGATTTTCTGTAGCATAAACTCCTGAACCACCTCCAGAACCTGTTGCACTAGCAGTATCTGAATTACTTGCAGTAAACTGATAAGTATCATGTGTTACACTAGTAATTGAGTGACTACCATTAATATTTTCCGCGGCTATTCCATTAAATGCAGCTGCACCACTAATTACCACTATAGGATTATTTGCATTTTGCATACCATGGTTTTTGTGCTGTACTGTAATTACTCCACTACCACTAGTAGTTGACATAGGGTTAAGAGGTAAAAGTCTTGCAGGAACACTATCATGCACTAAGTTTAATTCACCACCTGATCCACTAAAGACACATCTTTCTAATGTAAATTTAAGGTCTCTACTTTGTTCTGGAGTCCATGTAGAAGCGTTCTGTGAAGTAAAGAATACACCACCGTATGGTTGTTTTGTAATTCTATTATTTGGGTTTGTCTTATCAAATCCGCCCATCTCAGCAACCCATGCCTCATAATTATCAGACTGTGCCATAATAACAATTGCGTATTCTTGGTTTTGAGCCAAGTAAATAGGATGATCAAATGTAATTGTAGTTGCTGCAGATGCATCCGAACTTGTATTAACACTAGATGGATAAACTACTTTATCGGCACCTGGGACAATCTTTTGAGTAGGAATACCATTCTCTACTGACCTGATGCTTACCCTCACAGGAATTAATGGGTCTTTGGTATTAAAATATAAATTAAGAGACTTACAGAATATACCACCATCTGTATCAATTAAGAATGTCTGGGCAAGTGGATCTACCCATTCAGTTCGTGTACTTACTGTTGTGTCTACTATTGTTCTACTGGCGTTTAATTCCGTAGTCACGAATGATGGAACCTTAGTAGATAGAATTTCTTTTTGTACTGACTCGATTAGACCTTCTGCATGGAATTGCGCTTCTGCAAAAGTTGTTTCACTACCATCGCTAGAATTATTTGTAGGAGAATCAGTTAATTTAAATGTTCTTGTTCCTGTTTTAAATCTTAAGGAACTATTTCTAGGTATTACAAACGACCCCTCGATTCTACCTGTTGAATCTGATATCAATGCTGTACTTCCAGCTGGGTGAGTAGTCGCACCTTCATATGTTACCACGTCTGTTCTTCCGGAAAATTCTTGGAAAGTTTCTTCTCTACAATATGTTGAAACATCAGTATTATTAAAGAATGGATAAACTTTAGTATCAGGTTTTAGTAACTCTGCTTTAAAGTAAATCTTTCTTGATCTCATAAATGGCACGAAGTTGACTTCTACTACCTTAGACCCTAATTCTTTATTAACCGTATCGGCTGAAATAGAAGTAGTAAGACCAGTCCTTGATTGTTGTTCAGTAACAGTTACTGCAGTAGTTGTTTGAGTTCCTAATCTACCACCACGGCCAGGTGCTCTAAATCTTCCTCGTTGTTCTTCACCAAAATCCCACCAGAAATCACCACCACGACCACCTCCAGTAATTCTTTCAACACTTACGTCGGTTTCAACTCCAGTCCAATTTGTTTCCCATTCGTTCCATACTGTTCCTAATATACCAGTTTCTTCTGCCATGGCCACGAATTGATCATATAAGCCCTCGTCATTAATAATAACATCTGGCCTAACATCAGTTTCTTTCCATTCATCGGATTCGGGTGATAGTGTAATCATACCACTCCAAGTAAATACATTATAAGGATTCACATTAACAGCAACAGATGAATATGGCTGATTAATATAATTAGCAGTTGTATGTGGTAGTGTGCATAAAGATGCATTCTGTACTACGGTTCCAGTATCTCCTGGTTTACGAATTAAATTAATATTTCTTTCATCGAATTTAGGTCTTAAAGTACCAGTTGATTTATCTATGGCAATTTCATAATCTGGATTAGCAGTATCGCCAACATTATGGCCTCTAAATCCATCTACAACAAATCCGTTCTTTGTTCTACTAAAATTACCACTATCAAATAATTGAGTATTTGCCGCTTGTTGTTCCAATAAAGAAAGTGATGTATAATATTCTAGGTTCTTGACTCTCTTATCAATAGCACCAATATCTCGCATGGTGTATCTTTTATTATCAATAAGTCTAGGAATAACATCACCTACGTCAAATACGTATGGGGCAAGTTTTAAGTCATATAATCCCATCGAATCATCCGGTGCTGCAGGAGCCTTAGGATTATCAGATGGTACACCTTTTTCAGTTTTAATTTCGCCTTCTTTTGTAATATATAATTTGTCAATTCTAGGCATATAATATTTAATGAACATTGAAATTGCATGAGAAGGATCCGGTGCAAAAGAAAGTGCCGCACCGGTACTTGTAAAGTCATTTACTGTATCTGCCTTTCTTGGTCTAAAGTCTATACAATCTCTTAATTCTACAAGACCTTGGGCAGAGTTAAATGTAGGAATACTATCATAGTCTGCAGGTGGATATGAGTCAACGGTAAAGTAATCTCCTGCACCATGTGTATAATAATCAAAGGTAATAGTGAGGTTACCAGATACTGGTGATGTACCAGCATTCTTTATAATCTTACCAGTGTCATAAAAGTTGTCTCTTTGGCCATTGTCAAGAGTAAATCTCTCAGTTACGTCAGTACCTGTTGCATCTACTACACTAACAATTCTAATAATATCTGCCTTATTTAAATTATAAGAAATTCCGTCAGGGTTTACTACTTGGTTTGTTACTACAGCATTATTTTGTCTAAGTTTTTCTTTCTGTACTTTGTCCGAACCATCAACCTCTACATCTGCAAGAGCACGAACTGCAGTACCATTAGCTGCAGATACTGAGAAGGTTAATGAGGTAACACCGTCATTGCTACTACCCACAAAGGTAGGAGTTGTATCAAGTACAGTAGTACCAACCGAAATCATTGTTGCAGTATTTACATTTGTAAAATGGCCTTCACCTAAAGGTATACTAATAGTACATTGGTTAGATGTTACGGTTGTACTAAAATCTCTTTTTACTGTGTATTCAGTAGTATTTGCAGATCCGTTATAAAGGGTATTAATGGCAGTATATGGAAGTTTAAATACTAAACCATTATTACCAATATCAAATCTTAATGCAGTTGCATCTGAAATATTACCTTTAAAATTAATTCCATTAGCCGCAGTTTGTTGAAAGCTTTCTACTGCACTAAAGTCTCCATTTGCCATGGCAATATCAAATAAATGTAATCGAATTTCATTACCGATTTTTTCCATGGCTCTTACACGTGCAGCACCAACAGTAGAACCAGTTTGATTAGGGCCACTATATAAATCCATTGGAGTAAACGTAGATAAATCTGGAACTCCAGTAATACTTGATTCTGTAACTCTTACATAATTACCTACAGGTGTTGCAACATTTGCATTAGCATCAATGTTAATAGAATCTGAAGCATCTCTGGGTTTATCAATAATGATATATTTTGTAGCAATATTTTCATTTCTAAAACCTTGTACATAAGACACCCCAGGTTCAACACCTATTGCAAGTTTAGCAGCATCACCGCCGTTAGCACTTATTAAATATCCGTTATTAGTGCCGTCGTCAAGATGCTCTTTAATATCCAACTGATATGGTTTAACTGCATAGTTACCAGATTCTTCAAATGTTCTTCTGGCCAATCTTTTAGATAATTCAGTACTTACATTTGTTGCATCTGTCTTATCAACTTGTGTAATTCCATTTTCAATTCTTAAAAGAGTTACATAATTTGTGTTTGAACTATTAAGATTTGTGAGAGATTCTTTAACAAGAGTTGTTGAAATTTTATATCTTGTCGCGCCAGGTGCAGCCTCGTTAGGAGTACCTTGCGCATTATCTTTAAGTGTTACATCAACATCGGTATCAACGATTGTCTCAGAGACATTAAGACCTACTGTATATGATGGAGTATTAGTATATTTGTCTAAAATTAGAGAAGCGGCTGGAACATAAATAAATGTACCAGAAATAAAGTAAACACCTTCTTCTATATTTGCACTGGATCCCTGTCCGGTGGGAGTTCCTGTGCTTTGTACTTTACCGTAATATGTGGTCGATCCATCACTTTGGAATTCTTCACCTGCTGCAAATGTAGCAATGTTTCTATTCGATCCACCCTTATTGATATACTTTATATAAAGAGTGTTTGGGTCAGAACCATCAGATGCAACTATTGCAATAACTTTAGCTTTAAGTTGAGTGCCCGAACTAGCAGAACCGGTAATAGTAGTACCCACAAAATTAGAAAGATAACCATCTGAATTAAGTGTACCGCCTACTGTATGTGTAAATGCCGAATCTATTTTAATAAAGTCATATTCGGTATTAACCGTTACTTTACCCCCTACAACCCTGGAGCCATGTTTGAAGGCATACTGGCCAAATCTATCAAGTTGCGCCTGAAGTGCAGTTTGCATTTGAGTAAGTTCTCTTGCTTGTACTGCATACCCAGGACGATATAGAATCCTATGATAATTCTTTGTTTCATCAAAGTCATCATAATAGGGCGCTATAGAATAATTTTTGATTGTAGTTGTGCTCATGTTGTCCTTTCTCTTTTTAGTAATACACTAATATGTATATTAGAATTCAATAATAACTTTAATATCTTCAATCTGTGTAGTTGTTCTATTAATAGGGTTTCTATTCTCCAAGAACATAATATCTCCTGTACCAGGATGCACTTCAGGAGTACCTAATGCATTAGAACTTTCTAGTGCTCCTGCAGTATTACTTGTTTGTCCTGTAATAGTCTCTCCGCTTTGGAATGCCTTATAACCAGTTTTTGAATTCTGATGATAATAGATATATCCAGAACCAGAATCAATTTCTACAACATATGCCTGTGCACCTGATGTACCTCCAACAATTAATTCATCAACTTGATAATCTGTTACTGTAACACCACTAGAAAAGTCCAAATATTTTAATGCCTTAAGAGTACTTGCAGTTGCTACTGCACCTGGGCCATATAATTTTGGATTTCTAATAAGTGTAACCTGTCTGAAATCATTACCTACTGTAAGGTCATTATTTTCAGTACCAGTTAATTGAGTATTAAGACCAATAAAGAATGCTCCCAATTCCTTAATAGGTTGAGTGCCATGTCCAAGTTCGGGTGCAATAACTGCTCTTGCAGCTGCATCTCCAGAACTGAAAGTAATGTCAGCAACTGTATAATTAGTGCCTTTATTATTTACTGTGATACTTGCAACAGTTTGGTTAGATCCACTACCACTCATAACTGCTGTAGCAGTAGCGCCTGTTCCATCTCCAGAAATAGTAACAGTAGGTGTTACGGAATAGGTACCTCCGTCTGTTACTTCAATTCTTTCAATACCAGCGGCTGTAGTTGACTGTACTGAAGCCTTTTGGTTTAGATATTGTGCATAATCTGCCTCAGATAATGCGGCCTCTGCAGTACTATCACTAGAGTAATCGGATGACTGCCCTCCTGCTCTAGGATCTACTGTTTTAACTGGCATATAAGAATTGGTTAAAAATTTCTCTGCATCTGCAACAGAAATGGTATACATATATTTCCAAATATATCCATCCGATTCTGCCTGAGGATCAGTAAGAGTTTGAGTAGGTTGAACAGTAGATACTGAACCACCTGCCTTAATACACTTATAAACCTTAAATTCTGAGGTTACAATATAGAATTTCTTATCGAAGATTGAACCATCATCAGAATCCCATGCATAATAACTCGTATCTGATGCCCAAGTGTATCTTGGCACTACATGCGAGATATCTGCCGCTCCTATTAATTTCATACCAATCATGTTTTGGTATGCCTCACCTAAGCCGTCTAATGCATCAACCGGAGTAAATGGTGTAGTATCGGTTGTATCTGATGTTGTTAAAGACCAAACATCAGATTTACCAATTCCCACATATACACTGGTATTAGCATCAGCGACATCTTCCTTAAAATTTTCGGCATTTACTACCCTAAAATTTGATGTTACTATTGCAGTCATTTTTCTATTTCCTATTAATTAGTATGAATAAAAGAATTCACATTATATTTATTTATATTGGTTGTATCAGTACTTTGGATTTGTACGTCTCCAAATACCTCTATCCTCTCGTTAAAATCAAACTTCTTAGTTGAATCAAGATATGTATTACCTTTTAAATTAAAATAATTATTGTCAGGTTGAGTTCTTGATCTGTCTAGCAAATGGTTAAGATATAAAATGAGGATTGGTCTAAGATCCTTTCCTCTAATCTCATTATTTGCATTTGAGTCGATTCTTAAAATTGGATCAGCAGTATAGCCAGATCCAGGAGTAGGAATTTGTACTCCAGTTATTTCTCCTTTATGTATTTTAATATTACCCTCAATTGCACCAATTCTTTCTCCTTCTGGTAATGCTAAATCATCTGTTTCCTCTTGTGCAGTATATAGTATATTATCAGGCGCGATTGTGAAATTAGCAGTTGCCTGTACGTTAGAAGATAGTAAGACACCATCGGCATCTGTTGCAGTAGGTTCTGATACAATAATCGAAGGAGCAGTTCTATAATTTTTATCTGCACCTCCAGCAATTTCTATAGAGGCCAATGAACCAGCATTAGGGTTAGCCGCTACATTTCCAAATGCAGATGCATAGTTTGCACCCGGATTCGTTATATTAACTGTATCAATTTCTAATCTGCCCTTAGAGTCGATACCTATTGTAATAGTTGCAGTAGTAAGAGTATTACCACTTGTTGGTTGTCCGTTAACGGTAATGGTAGGAGCAGAGGTATATCCAAAACCAGCATCTCTAATTTCTACACCACCTATTTGACCATCCGTTTTAGAGGCAGTAAATGTGGCAGTAGTACCTGTAAATGAATGAGTTGTCCCACTACCTACAGATGTAATATTAATAATAGACCCACCACTTGTTGCTGATAGGGTAATTAATCCAGCTGCAGATGACAATACATAATATTGATTACCTGATACTAAACCACCAATTGATGTACCACCACCCGAATCATAAGTTACTTGTGATCCTGGAGGGAGCGCCTCTTGTTGTTCTGTAGTAAGTAAAATTGTATCGTTAGTCACATCCACTATTGGAGCAGTACTACCATCAAATATAATTGGAGGTGGTGCAGCTGCAGTTACTGATGGACTTTGGAAATCTTTACCACCATTGGATATTGTTATACTATCAATACCACCATTTAACAATGTCGTAGTAAATGTAGCAGGAGTATGTCCTGCAGGTACACCAAGATCTGTTGAACTAATTGTTGGAGAAGTTAAATATCCACTTCCCGGATTAGTTATATTTACCGTAGTAATTACACCATTATTAATGCTTAGTGCAATTGCTCCATGTTTATGTATTTTACCTTGTATGGATGGTAAGAACACTGAAGCAAACATTTGTACGAGTAATGGGATGTCCTCTAAGCCAATTGCACCAGGTTGTCTGTCTGGCATTGCTGAGAGTACTTTACGAATTAATGTATCACCTTCTGTAGTATCTTCACCTAATATTGCTTTGGATAATTCTATAATCATTAGAATTTCTCCAAAGAATTTAAATCCAGCAGGGTGTACTAATCTATTAAATACATTTTCCCAAGTAGAAACGTTCTGCCCTGTTCTAATCAGATATGAGAATTTTTGGTATCGTAATGAATCTTGTAATCGAATTACGTTAGATAATTGGCCTTTATTATCCAGATACTGACCACCCCTTGGTAGTGCAGGATTTACATCCCAATTACCAGATGAAGGTATTAGTGTTTTATCCCATGGGTATTGTACTTCCACTTCATCGTTAAACAATAGTCGGAAAAAGATTTCAATAGAATCTGCAGATCCCCTTACCTTATAATAGTCAATAATATTTTTATAAAGGTTTCTTTTATTAACTGTAATATCCCTTGGAATTACTGATGCGATTTCTTTTTGCATTAACTCCAAATATTTTTGGCTATTAGAATCAATGTCCATTGCCCTTTCAATATTATTCATTACATGAGATGGCCCAGGGCCTACCCAATGTTTTACAGGAGTAGTTAATCTTGCAGTCCCCCCATTATAAGAATCAAGACCATTAACTTGAAATGTTTTACCTATTTCCGAAGTTAAATTTGCCAAAGACCCAGGTAATTCATTACCGTTCGATATATTAACATTAATATCAGTAAGAGGTATATTTACTATTGAACCCGAAGCTGTTGTAATTTGTAAAGTAGAATCTGCTCCTTGTTCATCAGTAAAGAATTCGTCATTTTCATTTTTTGGATCTGAAATTCTAAATACTGCTTTTCCATCAAGTACTACATCTTCAAATGATTCATTCTCTGCATAAATAAATTCATCCAGATTCATAAAAGTATAATATGCCTCTAATAGGTTTTTTATACCTTCTGAATTTTCTAGTATCTCTGATGGTATGAGTGAATCAATTCTTAATTTTTCTTTACTCTTACGAGTAGTAGATGCAGTTAATTCAACATACCCAGGGGATGATACATCATTTGTCCAGTGAGAATCTCCAGCCATTATCTTAATCTCGATGGTGTGGTGTAATTAATTGTACCAGTAGAACCTGAAACAGAAATCGTGTCAACACTTGGAGTAATTTGAACTCTGAGTGGATCAATTGCAATTAACTGATCTCTTTTAGGTGCAAGATCCAATGAATTTGGTGTGATGGTAATTCTAATCGGATCTGTATTATATGAAGTAAAATTATTTAAGGTAACTGTGCCTTTATCTGGATCAATAAGTCCAGCATCATTAACCACCGTGACATTTACTCCATCAACAATTTTGTAAATAATTACTTGTCTGTTTACTGTACCAGCAAGTGGTATATCTCCAAAGTAGTGTTCAATACTTGAAGAATATGCCAGTTTAAATGAAGTTGATGATAAAATAAAATCTATACTAGCGCCACTCTTATAAAATGGTGAGGTAAATTTTAAGGTAAAGTTATTTGCACCTTCAGTTATAGAAGGCGTAATATTCATAAACATATAAGGACGTACAGTTGAGTTTTGTATTGCAGGATCCGAATTATCAATTAATGATGTTAATTGAGAGTGTCTGAATACACCATCAAACTTATTTAGGTTATTAAAATTATAATCTGAAATTGTATCTCTGACAACCGATGTTAATTCTACTGCAGTTCTATCTGTAAGATTGGGGTTATATTTAAAGAACACATCGAGTTCCAAATATGTATAGTTTGGATCCACAATTTCTGGAGTAATAGATACTACGTTCTTACCCTTTAATATAGTACCCGTTATTTCATCCTTTTCTGCCTGTGTTAAAGTTTCTGCAATAATAGGTTTGATAGAAATATATGCAGTACCATAGTCAGGTGGATCGTTATCTTCTCCGCCCCAACATGAAATGGATGAAATATTTGTAAATTCTCTTTGAATAATTGCTCTATAATCGTCAGAAGTAACTGCTCTATTCTGTGATGTAAATGTAAGAGGAGCATTAAATCTAATTGATTCGGAAGTTTCTTGTTCTGAACCACCTACAGCTGCCGTTACGGTAGTGACGGATGAAGTGCCAAATCCTCCAATAGAATCTGAAAGAGTAAATACATTTGCTCCATTTGATTCTGCACCCTCGGTATATACATAGTCCAAAGTAATAATATTATTGTTATTTGGCTTCTTACCTGTAACTCCATCTCCAAAATATATTTCAAAATAATTAGATGAATTTTCTTGTAAGTAATAAACCTGTGATGTAGAATTCACATTTAATAGTGTTTCAAATCTTGTATAAATGTCAAATGAGGACGATTCTTCGTTTTCTTGCACACGAACTCTAAGTGTACTCGTATCTGCATCTTCATCAGATAATTGAAATTTTTGGTTTTCTATATCATTATCAACTCTATACCTTAATGACTTATAATACCCCTGTGCAATATCCACATTATTAAATGAATATGTTTTTGTAGGTGGGTTTGTTGTAGTATCAACAATAAGTGTTGCAGTTTGTGTTTGTAGTGTTACGTATTGATATTGTTCTTGTGCAACAGAAGTACTTAATTTAGTGCCTCTATTCATTGTAAGCGTATTAGGTAAAGTACCAACTTCTGATGTAACATCAATAACAACATTTACTTTTGCTCTAGGCGCAAGTACCGAACGTGGTACATAACCTAAAAGTTTTGCTCTTGTAACTACATTACCACGAATTTGTGCTGAGTCCAAGAATGCCTCGTTTAAAGAAAAGTGAGCAGCAACGGCATTATAGTGAGTATTATATGCTAATACATCGAGAAGGGTACTTAAACCAGAACCTTCAAAATCATAACCGTTAAACTCTGATTGAGTTTTTAAATAATTTTTTAGATTCTGTTTAATCTGATCAAAATCTAGCTCTGTTACATTTAAATTACTCGCCATATTTTACCTTAACCTTCTTAACACGATTTCAACATCTTGTCTAGTGTCGTGTTCTTTAATTTTAAAATTTACCGTAATACGATATGCATTTTGGTCATCCATGTATAATACACGAATATTTTTAACCTGTACTCTCTGTTCGTATTTTCTTATTACCCTTCTAATATTTTCTTTTATAGAAATTTCAGTAATTGCATCTGCAGGTTCAAAGAGTAGAGCTCTTAAATTTGCACCCTTATCTTTACTAAAAGGTCTTTCATAAAAATTTGAGATAAGCAAATTCTTTACAGCATTTTTAATTGCATTATCATCCTTTAGAGGCATAATATCCTTTCTAATGGGATGTAGTTTTAAAGACAAGTCTAAATCTCTCCATCCCTTAATACGAGAAGTGATTTTTGCCTTAGTCAAATCACCGATAATACTTTTATCGGATAATATCTTTGTTGAACCTGTAGTTGCCATATAACTATTTATACACTTTTATTCAAGGATTATAAGAACCTGGTCGCCTTCTTTTGTAGAATTATCAAGTCGAAGTATAGTATTTATTACTGTCCAATGTACTGTCTTGCTGTAAGGTTCTTCGACTATTGTATGTTGTGCAACTCCATTGACAGTAACGAGAGTCGGAGTACCACCTGGGAATACAAAATCTGTTTGACCTTCGGACGCTGTATATTCATGTATATCCGGACTGTCTGGATCTCCAATCATCACAGTTGTTACAGGAGATAAACTCGGAAGTGAGGTTGCAGTTGCACCTATAACACCAGTAATAATTTGTTCAGTACTGAGTGTAATACTACTCGGTAAACCAATTAATTTTAAGAAATCGCAGAACGTAAATGTAATCCATTCTATAAGAGCACCAAGTCCAATAGCCTTAAAGAATTTTTGTACTAATTGCATCCATTCTTGTATAAGATATTTAGGCCATTCTTCTCCAAAGTTTTTCAGTCTTCGTTTAAACCTATCCATCTTTCTTTCCATACTCTCAACAAAGTCATTAGGTTCTCCACCCAATAAATCCATAAGAGAATAACCTACAATAGAAATGGACTCCAACTGAGCAATTGCTTGTTTTCTTAATTCATCTTTTAGGTCGTCCGGTGCAGACTTTATTTGTTCCTCAATTGAGGCTATTTTTCCTTCTATTATACTCTGGACATTTAAATTTGTCAACCCTGGGAGAGAAGGTAAACCAAGTGCGTCCCATATTTCATCAAACTTATCTATCAGGCCACCAAATGCTCCGTGGAGAATTGCCAATGCACCTTTATTTAATTGTGTCATTACATATTCCCATACTGCCTCTGCTTTCATATCTGCAGATTCTAATCCATAAGTACCATCAAATGATTTATAAATATCTGGTAATATGGGATAGAATGTCTCTACTTCATCCACAAATTGTTGTTTAATAGTACCTTTATATGCAGGGTCAGAGAATAATTTTACAACATCTACTGATATTCCAAAAGGTGGTACGGGTACAGCAAAAGAAATAGGTAATACACTATTAATTATTTCCATAAATTTGGTTTGAATAAAAAGATGATATTCTTCTATCATCGCATTAATTCTTTTTTCCCATTCTACTTCTGGAATTTCTAATGTACCAAATACTGGCTTAGAAATAGAAACAGGAAAATTACCCAAGACGGATTCTATATCATCTAATATATCTCTAACCTTTTGTGCTTCTTCAGGAAGTCCTGCCAATTCTAAAGTTGCAATAGAATTTGTAATCTGATTAAATATATTAGTCAGATCAGCAGGTTTTGGTAATAAACTTCCCTCGCATGGTATTGTAATAGTTGTACTTGTCATTACGCATTTAATTTAATATTAGAGGCAACGATAGTAATAGTACCATCTGCATTCATTGTAATCCTTGAATTGGATTTATGTTTAATATTAATTCTCTCTCCGCCATCACTATTATCAATTTCTATTAAGTGTCCTGATTTGGATTTATATACTTTATTATCAACTGACGCCTCAGATGGTAAATCTTTTGTACCATCAGTTTGTGTTGCAATAGAACCCATAACAATAGGGTCTTGCGCACTAGGGCCATCTCTAAAGAATCCAACTACCCAAGAATTTTCTTCCAAGTGATGATTACCGCCATTACCTTTAAGAGATGCAGTAGTTGTTGGCATCATTACAGTAGCCCATGGTAAGTCATTAGTAGATACACCATCATAAAATCCTAAACAGTGAACCTTTACTCTATTAAGTCCTTTTGGGTCATCAATATCTTTTATGATACCAGTAAACCACTCAAACTGTCCGCCTATAAATTCGTCTTTTCTCATGCTGTATTCTTCTCAATTTGTAATATATCTTCCAATGGTGGATTAAAAGAATTCGTTTTAATTTCTAATTGTTGGGTATATTCATCTCCAAAATCATGTATAATAGAAGTAATTAAATAATTACCCGATTGCATTTTATCTACTGGATCAGATTTATGATCAGATATATTTGTCTTTTCTACTCTTACCTTAATGATATTACCAACCTCTAAATTAAAATTACCATTAATGGTTATATCATGTGTTAAGGTATCTTCGGTTGACAAATATGATTGTGAAGTAGAAATATTATCCCGTACAGGAGAGTGAAAATTATTAGCATTTCCAAATGCCAAATCATTTTCCGAAATGAAATAATTTTTGCCAGTTTTTATTTCATCAATTTTTCTTCCACCATATTGTGTATTATCTGCTCGATCGGGATATGGTTTATTCTTGTTTATTTTCTTTATCTTACCACTATATGCAAATTCTTTAGGTTCTTTATATGTCTTTGTTGAAATGTCAATTGAATGTGTGGTAGAGGCGAATGCACCTTCGCCTGTGGATATATATTTTGACAAATTAAGTTCAGATGAAACCTTTCGGATTCTTTTTGCTGATTCAGTAAAGTATTCTTCTTCTCCAATTGTTTTTTGAAGTGTGGGTCTATGCTCAAATTCTGCAATAATATCTTCATCAATAAAATCTTCAAATGATTTATATTTAACCTTATTCTTTAAGGTCTCATAAAAATAAAAAGGAGCACCAGTAGTAGTAAATGCATTAGAATTTAACCATTTAATTGCAGCAAGAGGTCTTAACCTAGGGATAATACAATTTACTACTTTATCAGTTGCTTCATTTATATCTGATGTAGTAACCCCTAAATCTTTGCAAATATCTTTTACTATCTTTCCTATAGTGCCGCTCTTATATCCCTTTATAGTAACAGAATTATTTACATATGCATGAAGTGAAACACATCTGAATATATATGATGCTGATCCTGGATTCGACCTACTATAATTTAATATTTCTGAAATATAAAACTCATGTTTATGTACTTCATTAACTGGATTATCAATTGGCTTTCTTTTAATTTCTATTTTAATTTTTTCGTCACCATTAATTTTAAATGACTCCAATAAATTTACACCATCAAGAATTATAAGATCAGCATCAATTGATCCCATATAAAGACTTTCAGTAATGGTAATGTTGGTTACAAGTTCTCGTATATCTATCTCTTGACCAAGGACTGCAGTCGTTAAAATGCATTTCGATAGATAAAAGGAAGAGGGACTTACCGACTTTTCCCCAAATAATCTGGAAGTGTTTCTACTCATTGTTTATAATTTCTTCAAACTTGTCAACAAACTGGCCAATATATTGTGGATCAATTACTCTCATTCTTGATCTTTCATCATTAGAATTAATTAAATATTCTCTGTTGGTTACATAATTTAAATCACTTTCGGGTGTAGCTCCTTCAATAAAAATTCCATTATCTGAAATTCTTTTTTCTGGATCGTTCTCTCTATAATAATAATATGGAGCATCAATATATTTAAATACTCTATAAGTATCTACTGAATCTTCTGTAGTGCCACCTGTTACGGTTTCTGTAATATTGGGATTTGCATCTGGGTCACCTACAAAAGTACCTGTACAATCTTGTACAATTAATTGATTTAAATCAATATTCTTTCTTGTAATTGTGCCTGTTGCATTATTTGCTGAACCTGTAAGTGTTTCTCCTAATTGAAATCTACCTGATAAAGAATTTTCATGGTCGATAATAAGTTGATCACTGTTTCTTCTAATAATAGGTCTTGTTGTAATTGCAAATCCATTATATTCTTTGGCCATATATGTCTGTAAATCTTCTTGTGAGATAGGCCATGATGCAAGACCGTCGTGTAAATATTCATTCACAATAAAAAATGTCCAATAAAAATCCGGAGAATCATATAATCTTTGAGAGACAATATCTGGCCTTTCTCCATTTTTTATTTCATATAATTTATAAGAACTAATATCATCAACAAATTCCTGTAAAGGTCTTACTGATCGGTAGATATTAACAATATTTTGTAATACGCCAGTATTATTTAAGTCATATCCTACCTTTGGAAATAATCTAAAAAAGGCCATTATTCTTCTCCTGTATCTTCATCGGGATATAAATCACCTTTCGTTAGAGTTCTTGTTTCTTGGAAAGTACATGCCATATCAATTTCTACTGGCTGACCTCCTTTGTGAAAAGAATTACCCGTTGAATTATATGTAGTGTTAAAAGTAGCTAGATAACACTCTGCAATAGTCGGCATGAATTTATTTGGCTGACCACCATTGAAAAATTTAATTGAAAATTTATTAGGATATTTTAATGCCTGTGCACCTGCAATCTCAGGGTACATATTTTCTCTAAAGAAGTTTTCAATTTCTAATGCTGTGTCAGATTCTTCTTCTGATTCAGATACGAGTTTAAACGTAAGTCCAAATGACCTAATATTACTATTTACAAATTGAGTTTCAGTATATGGATTAGATGCAATACCTGCTCTCAGTGCAGTAACTCCACCTGCGGCCGCTCCTAATCCTAAAGTTGCACCACCAGCCTTTAAATCTATCAACCCACCAGCCATAGCGGCCTTTGCAATTGCATCTGCTTCAGTTGCCCTACCTTCAGCAACTCCTTCTGCACCACCTATAAGTCCTAAATCCATTGTAGTAAAGTTTGCAGCATCGGGTACGTTAACTCCCTGTGGCATATATAAGTGAACAGTAGGCCCTATACCATCTGCGTCTAGTGTTTGAATTCTAATATGAGCAGCCCCTCCATCCACCTCACTTCTTAGCCTTGAGGGGAATACAAATGTTTTGGTTTCTTGGGTCTGCTTATTTTCCTCGGTTTTTTGTTCTCCGGCCATGTAAATTTACCTTATAAATAATATTTTAACATATAAGAGTATTTATAATGGCTTATAAAGGGAAATACACAATTAAGAATAAAGCAAAGTATATGGGCGATCCATATAAAGTTGTTTATCGTTCTCTATGGGAACGACAAGCATTTAGATGGTGTGAATCAAATCCGAGAGTAAAGAAATGGAATTCGGAAGAGATTGTAGTACCCTATAAATGTAAAACAGATAATAAACTCCATAGATATTATGTAGACCTATTGGTAGAACTAGATAATAAAGAGATTATTTTGGTTGAAATTAAACCCAAAAAAGAAACCCAACCACCTAAAAAGCCATCTCGTAAGACAAAAAGATATATTAACGAGGTGACTACTTATATCAAAAATACTTCCAAATGGACTGCAGCACAGCAATATGCAGATCACAAAGGTTGGAAATTTCAGGTCTGGACCGAAGACACTTTATCCAATCTTGGTATAAAACTACTTAAAGGCTAATATAAATAGTTATATGGCATCAATATTCGATACAATCAGTGCAGCGGCTTTTAGGGCAGGAATCCGTTCTAGGACTCCTAAGTCTGAAGAATGGTTTTCAAAAAAGGTAAAGGAATTAGCAATACCCTCAAGGACTAAAATTCTTAAGGATCCTGCCTTAGAAAAGAGAAGTAAGCCTCTTGTTGGCGATATGTGTATGTATTTCTATGACCCTAAAACAAAAGAGGATTTACCATATTATGATAGATTCCCTCTTACAATTATTGTAGGCCCAGCACCGGGTGGATTTACAGGTCTTAATTTACACTATATAAATCCCGTAGCACGTGCAAGATTACTTAACGAATTATTTAAACTTGCCCCTAAAGAATTAAAACCTGATAGCAGATTAATGAGACTTAAATATGACTTATTGCAAGGTGTAAGAAAGTATAAAGAATTTGAACCATGTTTCAAACGATATTTAGCCTCTCACGTTAAATCTCAAATAACCAGAGTGCCTATGACGGATTGGGAAACAGCAATATATCTACCAATTCAACAGTTTAAGAAGAAGAGCTCTAGAACGGTATGGGCAGATTCCAGAAAGATTTACTCAGGGAGATAACGTATGTCGATTGATAAATTAAAAAGTACTATAGGTAAACGTGGTGGTCTTGCAAAGCCAAATAGATTCCAAATTATCTTTACTCCTCCACAAGGATCTTTGTTAGGTGGAAATATCATTGGCGCGTTGACATCAGGTGGCGGCCTTAAATCTTTAGTTAATGATCCTAGAGACATATCTATGTTATGTGAAAACGTAACAATCCCTGGTCGTAATGTTACGACCCTAGATTACATTGCAGAAAAACAGGCAGTAAAGATTCCATATACATTTATCAATGAGGATGTACAGTGCACGTTTTTACTAACCAATGATTATTATATGAAAACATTATTTGATAATTGGTTAGAACAAGTTTTTGATACGGATAAGTATCACGCAAAATATAAAACAGAATTTACTTCAGATGTTGTAATACAGCAACTGAATTCAAAGAACATTCCAGTTTATGGAGTAAGGTTAGAGAATGCCTTTCCTACTACTGTGGCTGGAATTACTCTGGACAACAATAGTGAAAATGCTGCCCAGAAAATGACTGTAACATTTAGTTACGATAACTACGTTCCCGAAGGCCCACTATCTTCTACCCTATCTGGATTTAGAAGTGCATTGGGTGCTTTAGGAATATAATATAATTAGGAGAATATAATGGCATTACCAAAAATGAATGTGCCTCGGTATACGGTTGAATTACCCTCTACTGGAGCCAAATTAAATATGAGACCATATTTGGTAAAAGAAGAAAAGGTACTGATGATTGCCTTGGAGTCGAATGACCCCGAACAGATAACTCAAGCAGTTAGAAATATCATCAAGTCTTGTTATGAATTGGATACATTAGATAATTTAACAGTCTTTGATATCGAAATGTTGTTTTTACAACTAAGAGCAAAGTCTGTTGGAGAAGAAATGAATATCCAAATCAAATGCAAGACAGAAGAATGTGGAACAATGAATCCTATTTCTGTTAACATAGATGATGTGGTTATCTCTAAACCTGAAAAAGAAATGAGTGATACCATTATCCTTGATAAGAAACAAGGTGTTGGTATTAAAATGAAATACCCATCTGTTGACACAATTGGAAGAATTAATCCAGAAAAATTTAATTCTGTTGAAGGAATTATGGATTTAATTATAGAGTGTATTGATTCTATCTTTGATGATGATAATGTGTTCGATGCAAAGAATGAAACCAAAGAAGATTTGGAAGAATTCATTGAAAGTCTAAGTTCAGAACAGTTTAAGTTGGTTCAGGCATTCTTCCAAGATACTCCAGCAGTATCATACTATACTGAGTTTACTTGTAATAAGTGTAAAACAGTGAATGAGGTCGAACTGAAAGGACTGAATAGTTTTTTTTCATAGGCCTCTCACATGAAAGTTTGGAAAATTTTTACCAAACTAATTTTGCATTAATGCAACATCATGGATATAGGTTGACTGAATTAGAAGGTATGATACCATGGGAGAGGCAAATATATGTTGCCCTTTTAAAACAACATATAGAGGAAGAAAATTTAAAACATAAATCCAAAACGGGTTATAGAGGTATGTAATGGAAGAAGAAATTAAGGCAAGTGGTCATCATCCAGCTGATACAAATGGTGACGGCAAAGTTTCTCGTAAAGAACAAGAAATGTATATGGAGTTCAAAAGAAAAGAACTCGAAGATGCAGATGCAATGCGAGATGCACAACGTAAAATGGCATGGTTTGCCCTAGGTGGGATGTTATTATATCCATTTGCAGTTGTTATCGCAGTATTGGCAGGACTTGAACAAGCAAGTAATATACTAGGAGATATGGCGGCAACTTATTTTGTAGCCGTTGCAGGTATTGTGGCCGCATTCTTTGGTTCACAGGCATTTTCGAGTAAGAAATAATGCAAAGTTTTAAACAATACATTATAGAAGCTGCAGGCAAAGGTTTAACAATCTTTGATATTGATGATACTATGTTTGTATCAAAAGCTCGTGTATTGGTTAAAAACAAAACTACTGGTAAAACAAAACCATTAACTCCTCAACAGTTCAATGATTATAAATTAAGTAACCAAGAGGAATATGATTTTGGTGAATTTAAATCAGCCAAAATATTCTACCAAACAGCAACTCCAATCGCAAGAATGATTGCAAAAGCAAAGGCAATAATTAAAAATGCCACAGCAAAAGGTAGTAAAGTGATTATCGTTACTGCAAGAGCAGACATGGACGATAAAAAACTCTTTATCAAAACATTTGAATCACATGGAATACCAATGAAAAATGTTTATGTTGAGAGAGCTGGTAATATTGGTGGTGGAAACAGCGCACAAAATAAAACAGTAGTGTTTAAAAAGTATTTAGATACAGGTGAATATGCAAGGGTCAGATTGTTTGATGACCATAAAGAAAATTTACAAGCTTTGTTGGATTTAAAGAGTAAATATCCACAGGTTGAAATGTTTGCCTATTTGGCTGATAAAAATGGTAATGTAAAGAGGATAAAATAATGGAAGGTTTAGCAGAATTAAATAATCTAAGTTACTTTGATGGCATTGTTCTTACCGTTTGGTTAGGTATTATATACTACGGAAAATGTTGGATAGATAGCCGATTTAAAGATAAGGAATAAGAAATGAAAGATAATCCTACACCACCGAATAAAGAAGAGCAAAGTTTATCTAAACTTGTAGAACTCATGACCGAGAATAATCGTGCGACTAGCGAGATTGAGCGTGATGGTAGAAATACAAGAAGACACTTATTGGAGATGAAAAAGATCCAACAAGCCTCTTTGGAAATGAGTGATAGGGTTAATATAGGATTTGATAATTTCTTCGAGACAATGAATGCAAATAAATTGTCAGACCAAGAAAAGGCCACTGAAAGAGCCAGTATCTTTGAAGAAATACGTGATGAATTAAAGGCCATGAGGTCTTCTGGTATACCAGAAAATAGTGGCTCATCTTCTGGTGGTGACTCAGGCGGTGGTAAGATGGCCGGGGTAGGTAAACTACTTAGTGGTGCAGGTATCGGAGTTGGTGCAGCAGCTGCAGGTGTAGCAGCAGTATTTGCCTCTAGTGCATTCTTACTTGATACACTAGAAAAGATGGATGGCAAAAAGATTGTTGCTAATGTAAAAGACCTATTAGAAATTTCTAGATTACCAGGCGAAGAAGGTGATGCCTTAAGAGTAATGGGAACACTAGGTGCAATAGGCATTGGCCTCGCTGCATTTGGAATAGGGTCATTCTTTGCAAAGGCCGCTTCTGATGACACTGCACAGGAAGTTAAGAAGGCAGTAGCCACATATTTAAGTATTGCTCAATTGCCAGGTAAAGAAGGAGATACTTTAAGAGTATTCGGTACTCTTGGCGCTATAGGAACTGGACTCGTTGCCTTTGGTATTGGATCATTCTTTGCAAATGCAGCAAGTGCAACTCAGGCACAAGAGGTAAAAGACTCGGTTGCAACACTACTTTCTATATCACAAGATCCTAATTTAGGATCAGGTCAAGCAGTTTCTGATGATTTAGGAGCCTTATCAGGTGGATTACTTAAATTCGGAGTAGGTGCATTCTTTGCAAAAGGTTCACACGAAGGCCAGGGAGAGGCAATACGTGAAACAGTTGGCCATTTACTTTCTATTGCAGAAGACCCAAATGCAACAGGAGAAGGAGTAACTAAGGCAGTAGGATCATTAACTGCATTAGGTACTGGACTTGCGGCCTTTGGCGTTGGTTCATTCTTTGCAGGAATCGGCGATGGAGTGATGAGTGGAGAATCAATTAAGAATGAAGTTGCTACTTTACTTTCAATAGGTGGTCTGGGAAATATAGACAAGATTGATGAAACAGTACTTGCACTAGGAGCATTAGGTGCAGGACTTGCCGCATTTGGTGGGGGTTCATTCGTAGGTTCTCTAGCCAATGCAGCCTCTACAGCACTGGACTTTTTAAGTGGTAATAAATCCCCTATAGAATCTGCAATCCATTTAGGAGAGAATGCAGATACCGTTAATAAAGGTGTTGATGCATTTGAAAGATTTGCCGATTCGGTAGAACGATTTAATGGTATTGGTGGTGTCGAGTTTGATGCCGAAAAGTTTGCCACAGATTTAGCCACATCTTCCAAGATTTTAGAAACCGTCATTATGGGCGGTAAAGTAGAAATTGGTGGCATGTTCAATGACTTTAAAGTAGAAGGTCTTGCAAAGATTTCTGATGATGTAGAACAAGCGGTATTGAACATTAATAGGCTGAAGGGTGTGTTAAATATGGACACCCCAGATGGTACATCAATAGATGCAAATCAAAATACTACTGGAGTAGGGCTAATGAATGTATCAGCAGAAAATGTAGACCTTAGAATGGCCGGTGGACAACAAGCTGCAAGTAACGTATCAGTTGCTACAAACAATTCACAAACTAGAGGTGGAGATACCGTTATTATGAATCCACCCAAACCTAATAAAACTAGAGAGGCAAACGCCACTAGATAAAAAAAGGGGGACCGAAGTCCCCCAAAAGAATACTAATTATTATTATTATGATTCTTTAGCCAGTTTAGCAAAGTATGATAATGTATCATCCTCATCGTCACTAGTTGGTTCTTCCATAACAGGCGTTGACACGGCTGCCACTGGAGTTTCTTCAACCACATTCATTTCTGGCATTTCCATAGAAGGAGCACCTGCATCGATACCCAAAACTTTATTCATTTTGGATTTCAATTCATCATATGATTTATAATTAGAAGGATCCAGGAAATCCTGAAGTGAATACAATTTATTGTATACTTCTTCTAATCTGTCTTCATCACCATCATATAATGCAGACTGTGTAGCAAACTCTGACTTATCATAGTTTACCCAACCTTCTACTTTGCGGATTTTAATTTTAAATTCCGCTCCTTCCCAGAAGTCATAAGGATTGATAGGATCTTCGTCTTCGAATGCAGGTTGCATTGACTCCATAATCTTATCAAAGATTTTCTTACCAAACTTGTATAAGAATACCTTTCCTTCGTTTTCTGGATTACTAGGGTCAGAAACAACGAGAACATTACTTACATAGTGTAAACGTCTTTTTCTCTCCCTTGCAATAGCTTTATCTTCATCACGACCAGAGTTCCAAAGAACAGAGTTCATCTCTGATACTGGATCATCTTGTCCAATAGAAGTTAAAGAGTTTTCGATATACCATAGACCAGTAGGGCCTTTAAAACCATGGTCCCAATATCTTACCCAAGGAAGGTCTTCACCCTCTTTGGCAGGTAAGAATCTGACTACGGCATAACCGTTTCCTGCTTTATCTCTGGTAGGTTTCCAAAATCTGTCATCCCCATAGGAATTAGATTCTGTTTTAGTTGATACTGCTTCCGCAGCCTTTACGAGTTTGTCGATTGACGAGCCTCGAGTGCTCTTTAGATTTGCAAATGACATTTTATTTCTCCGTATTGCGTTGTATTACGACTCTAGTGTAGTCGTTTCTGTTGTATTTCACTTTATTCATAATTATATGTATATTATACATCAAACAAACACATTTGTCAACAACTTCATGCATTTATCTTCCGTATAATTTACGAAGGGTTTATATTTATTGATTCTCCGTTTTAAATCAGGCCATATAATGGTATCTGTTATATTATCGGATTCACGTTCTACAAACCCCAATATGGAATCAAGAATCACTACAGTTTCTAAACTGATTTCCTCTTGAAGCCATAACTTGACGACCAAGGGTAGTTGTCCGTGATAACTCTTAAAGAGCTCATCAAACTTCCTTTCTTGTTCACCTAGTATATTTATATCAATTGAAAACACACGATGTATGCTTTCTTGAATTCTTTTATAATTTAAATAGTTCTTTTCTGCCTCTTCATCCATCATATCGCCAACATATGATTCTGTGTTAACGAATTGTGAAATGTAAAAGTCCTTTAAATTCCCATTATACTTCTTGGCCAACTTTGCAAAGAAGTACTTATCCTTTCTTTTAAAGAATGACTGGGGTGTCACGTTTGATTTATAATTGTATTTTACGGCATCGTAACCATCTGTTTCAAAATGAAGTTTTAATGCATTATATAGTTTATAAGATTCAAAGGGATCCATCATAGTGGTAACTTATTTGTCTGTTTAGTCCTTAGTAAATTTAAATCACTGGCTTCCGCCTCAATTTTTTGTTTAAGGGAATCAGACAACAATCTGTTAAGACTTTTAAAGTCCATTCCCCTTTGCTCTATTAAGTAAGCAGCTGCCTCAATGTAGGACAACCCCTTACCTTCTGAAACAAGATTCTCTACCGCAGTAGAGAATCGTTTACGTGTCATAATTTTTTGCTCAATCATGCCTTCCTTATATTACTCTAAGTAGTATACAGTCTTTGTTTATTCGACCGTTTGGACTACCTATCTTCGTTGTTAATTTATCCCAAACTCTTTTATCAATTTGTTTAGGCGTGAGTTTCAACACTTCAGGTAATACATCTTCTGGCTTTCTTAATTTTGCTCCCTTCGATAATTTTTCATCAAAGTTATAAAGAGTAGTACCTCTTACCTCAAACCCTTTAGTAGCAGTACTGACATAATGAGCAAGTGACTTGTATTTTACATTATATACAAGTAAGTGTTCTTTGCCTGGTATTAGTACAGGGTTAATAGAGGTTACTTTTGAATCGATGTCCTCTTGCAAGTATTTTAGATTTGCAACTTGGGCATCTGTTGACTTTGGTTTCTTAGCTCTAGGCATTCTTACAGCCTTGAAACTGTCTTTTAATTTATCAAGATCTGCAAAGATATTATCCATGAGATTCAACATCTTCTTTTGTCTACGCCTTGTGATATGAGAATATGCCTCTACAGCCTGGTCACAATTATTGTTATAAGCATCAGATACTATATCATATTCCATTTGAACTTTTTCCTTAAAGGCATTAATTACATTACCTTTCAGGCCGTGTTTCTTCCACAATTCGTATACATTAAAGACTGGATTAAAGTTTCCATCCATCCAACTATCAATTACCATTTCATCCCAATCGGCATGAATGGTTTCCATCATATTCATATATGCCCTTTGAGCAGGACTGATAACAGGCGGAGCAGTCTTTTTAATTTCTTTCTTTTCTTTTAAGAGCTCTTTACCTTTCTCTACCTTTTTATTTAATTCTTCAAGTAATCGTTGGTGCAATTCCTCTTCATGATTCCAACCACGGAAATGTAAACGTGCAACTGCACCACAATGATGCATGATTTCGTAATCTTTTAGTGCCTTGATAGCTTCAATTTGGGTGTTATTGAACCCGTGGACTTCTTCTGCATAACGGATAATAAAGGGTACATAATCCTTAGTCTTTAAAAAGTACCCGTACCAATGGGCGGCCTTTGACCAAGCAATACTTCGGCCGCTTTTATCGGTAGGTGGTGGATTATCTTCATCCCACCATGGCTCTGGGCCTAAATACTTATCTTCAATGGTGACACGATTTTTCCTGCCTTGAACTCTTTTCTTTTCTAATGTTTTACTAACCATAATTACTCCTTAATGTGATATGTATATTATACCACGCTTTTCAATAAAAGTAAACCCCCTGATGGCATTCGTGTGATAAGGAGTTGAAGGGGCCATCAGAGGGTTCACAAAACTAATCAAGTGCAGGATTTGAAGGGTATTCCTTTATTCCCATTACATAATTTTCTGCCGCACTCTCGGAGTAGGATTCAGATTTAGTAGGATACCATTCAATGCCTAGCACCTGGTTATCAATACTATATCGTACTCCAAAATAATTGTCTTCGTTAAGGCCTACTGTTCGTATCACATCAGCCTGTCGGTTCTTTTCAAAATAAGAACTGATTTCCATATATGACATTTTTCCGTCACTCATGTGTTATCTCCATCTCGATATTTAATATCGCTCTTGTTAAAAGGTTTTACATCTTGCCTATTAAGAAACCCACCTGGTTCCCAAGGCAAAGGTATATGCTTTTTCATATCCTTTTCAATCGCTATGTGAAATCCCACATAACTAAAAAGGAACATAAAAAATAATACAAAAAACATACCTATATAGTCCATTATAATAGTTCTCCATGTTCGTCATAAGAGTTGCCGGATTGTAATAATTCAACAAGTTCTTTTCGTTTATTTTTCCACAGTTCTTTAAACTCCGGATTCGTTGCCTTTTGCTCTGCTCGTTTTAAAGCATTAAGGCGAGTTACTGCTAATTCCATTGACATCATCCTAGGAACTTCCCTGTCTTGATATCACATCCGGCATCATCGACAATTGGCCCGTCGACAATTTTATTATATAACTCGCGTACCGCTTCGCCTAAATCATAATCATTGGTGTTTTCTTTTACCAACCTTTCAATTACTTCTAAACTGACACTGTGAATTTTAGTATTCATCTTGACTCCTCATTGATTCATAGGTTTCCATATAAGAGGTTCCTGCCAAATAGTCTTTGGTTTCCTTATCCGTGTAATATAAATTCTCTTCTGAAAATGCCTCTAAACTTTTAGGGGCCTGATGTTCAGCCTTCTTAACTGACTTGGTTAACTTCTTATGAAGTTTCATTTCAGCCTTAAGTGCGGCTTTACGAGCAGCAACATTGTTTATTGCCTTTTTAATCTGGGCCTTTTCTGCGGCCGCTTTGATTAGTTCTAATCTATTCATAAAATAACTCCTTATCCATTAAATTATAGGTACTATTATATCACATAAAAACATACTTGTCAACACTTTTTTTAAAAAAAGTTCATTAAATTATGCATATTTTTATCTGATAACCTATTCTCAAATATGGTTTGAATTGACTTTTTCCAATTCTCCAATGAATGTTTTTCCCTAGTCATTTGTGCAATCTCTGCTCGATCCAGCACTTGTAATGATTCTACGGCACTCTTAAATTCTTCTGGACTACACTTATTTGATAACTTCACATAATGCGTAGTACTAGCTGGAATGCATTCGCTCGCATGATTCATGCTTTTATCACATAATAGTATAATAGGTAATCCTTGAGATAACGCCTCTAGCGACGTGATACCGTACGATTCATCGGGGCAGGTAGAGCAATAAACAGATGCCTTACTTATTTCTTTTATTACTTGGGTGTGGGGTAAGTCCCACATTGTTGTTTGGGGTGGTGACCAATTAAGGTTATTCTGATAATAATCTAGTTCCTTTTGCATGCTAGATTCGTTAGGGGCAGTAGATATCACTAAACTAGAAAGGTTATCCATACTCTTGGTATGTAATAAAAACGGCCTTTTCCACGTTGAACATCGTCCAATCGTACCTACATCATACTCAATATTTGATATATTGTCTGTTACAGAAACGTAAGATGGGTTAATATATCCTTTAATTTCAAAGGGTGTCTTTAATCTTTCCGAGTTAGATTTCCAGAAATCATGCTGATGTTCACTTACAAAATATATGTGGTGTCCTTCATTGGTTAACTTTTGAAGTGCTGGTAAACTGCTAAGAAGTGTAATGCCCTTCTCTATACCTATGTGAAATATTGCAACAATTGGAATACCATGTCTGACCATACCACCAGTTAATTCAATGCTGTTTAAAAATATGATGTCTGGATTATATTGGGCAACTGCTTCTGCCATAATTTGTTTACGGTTCTTTCCATTAAATTTAGAATGACCTAAAGGTAAACGTACGGGTATTACATCAAAGTTGGTGTTCACATCCGATATGAATTTCTCGATACCACCGGTAACCATATCACTTCCGATATCAAATCCTCGATCGGCTTTATATGGCATTAGTATCTTCATGTAATATCTTGTACCGTGATTTTATACTTGTTGCCAGTCATATCACTGCAAATAATTTCATGCTTGTGATTAGTGATATACCCACGGGGTGGTGCAACTTCAATAGGATTACTTACTCCTTCCATAATTCCTTGGTTTGATTCTGCATCTGTTTTTAATGCTGGAAGAATAATTGACCAAGAAATATAAGGTGCTCGTGAAAATTCTGCCATTATGCTACCTCCAATATATGTTTGCAATTACCTCTAAATTTAAATCCTGGGCAAGTACATTTACCATTTTTAATATAATATGTATTACCCTTTGATCCTTTTACTGGAGTGCCTGAATTGCCATTATCAATAACACGAAGTTCCTTAAACTTCCTACGCGCTGTAGAAAATTGTTTCATAGGTGTTTTGAATACCTTGTCATTGTGCTGGACAAGATGTCCGTGTTCATTGACATAGTATATACCATTGGCAATTTTTAAATCCCCCCAATCTGTAATTTCTTGGAGAACCCTAATCATTTAACCCACACGTGGTTATAACGAGATGGGAGGTTTTCACAAGTGAAGTGATCATCTTTGTCATAGTTAATAACCTTAACACACTCTCCAGTTGAATGGCTCATCTGTACTTCGGGTATTGAAAACCCAAGATGTAAACCATATCCAAATAGCACTCCTAAAATAGTGCCGTATAAAATTCCTTTTAATTTATTCTTCATTATGCTGCCTCCTTGGCATCCAACCACTCTTTGAGTTCATCATTACTGTCGACAATATCGCCATCTTCCAAGAGGAAGGAAACAGAATAATCGTTTCTTTCCTGGGCTAGACCGCAAGTCCATGCCTCTGTTTTTTCAAGGATTTCTTTCTTCATCCAACCGTTGTCACGGTTATCTGTGACCTTAATGGCCTTCCATGAGCCACCACCAGGCTTATCATCAAACCAAAGCTCTGTAATTGCTTCCCACTCAGGAATCTGTGCATCTGCAAGAGTATCGTAAAGTTGGAAGTCAATAATGTATTCCTCACAGCCGCCATTAGTATCGGCCATAGTCATTTGGATAAGAGGTCTTACTTGAGCCACGATTGTAGCTACTTCGTTCTCATTAATGGAATCGTTAAGGGTCTTAACGACATAGGTAGAACCACCTTTAAATTTCATATATGGGTTTAAAGAATCCCCATAGTTTTCCATATACTGGGTATTAATAACAATATTTTTCATAATTTAACTCCTTATCAATTAATTATGGTACTATTATAACCTATCTAGCACCACTTGTCAACACTTTTTTTAAAAAGTTTCATAAATGTAACATAGTTGTAACACAAATGTAACACTTAATTTTCGTTCCAATATTTCCAATGTTTTTGGAACATTTTGTTATAAGGGCCAACACTTTTGGTATAAGTCAGCCTCTCTACGGAAGGCTTCGCGTTCCCATGGTTGGTTTTCGTACTTGTATCCGTCGGCATTGCGGCCCTTCCACTTGAATCTACAATTGGATCCGTCAAGCTCTTTTCGGAAGTACTGTTTCACATGAACCATTTCGTGTGCTAGGGTCTGCATCATTTCAGCATACTCTACTTTGGCACCTTCACATTTACGGGCAATGTTAATGTGAGCATACCCTTCTTTTTCATCACCCCAAGCATTACCTAACTGGCCTTCTTGGTCCGTAACAAAATCTATTTCAATGAGTTTTCTATGCATACGGCCTATGCCGAGTTCTTTACATAGGTTAAACACATATAGGTCTATGAGGCCTGATGCCTTTCCCTTAACCTGCCCGTTTAATAGTATCATTGGCATTATACTACATACTCCTGATTTGATTTTAAGAACCATCTTTCCAAAGTGTCGTCTCCAGTAAGAATATATGCCACGGTCTTCTTGACTTTGGCAAATCTAAATCCTTGGTCTCCTATACTTCCAACCCATACAATATGGGGATACTCTGGGAACATACCAGTCTCGTTAACGCTATATTCAAAGTTGTTTCCGAAGTCTTTCTCGATGAAGTTTCCGATGGGGTTCTCTGTGTGAGTATAGTATGGCATGGTCTTCTCTCTGATCACTTAATTATGGTATTATTATACCACGCCAATCCAATTTGTCAACACTTTTTTAAGAATATTTTGTTATAATGTTATTACCTTTTATTACATTTGGTTGACGCGCGGTCTATTACTCTCAAATTATTATCGATAACATATCCTGTCATTAATATAGGAAAAATCATCTCACCATTGGTTATAACTTTTTCTGAATACAAAGTACTGAAAGGTGATAAAAAGACTGCCTTATGTAATAGTAATCTGTTTATGTGAGGGACTTTAGGTAAGAGAGGATTTGCTTCAAAGACACAATCATAATCCATTCCTCTATTTGTTGTCCAAACATCTGCTATATGTAGAACCCAAAATCCATAGTATACGTATGGATTTACTGGTTCGTTAATCCACGATTGGGGTGTATATTCGTACCTTCTCTGTTTTACCCTTAACGAGTATTCTATCGACTTCAGAGAATGCTCCATTCGGACAGCCTCTATAAGTTTCGGGTCCCAACAACAGTCGTACCCCATCATAATTACGAGTTTGTCCTTCGAGTCGAGCACCGAGGTTGACGGCATCTCCAATGACGGAATAGTCAAATCGAGAGTCTGATCCCATGTTTCCAACAATGCATGTGCCGGTGTTGACACCAATGCCAACATCAATACGAGGAAGGCCTTGTTCTTCAAGTTGTTTAATGAGTTCATCAGCAGTTTCTAATATTTCCTTTGCGGCTTCTACTGCACATTCAGCATGATTCTTACAGGGTAAAGGGGCATTCCAAAATGCCATAATACAGTCGCCCATGTATTTATCAATTGTGCCACCATGTTTTAGTATCACCTTAGTCATACTGTCCAAATAACTATTTATAATCTTTACTAGGCCTTCTGGGTCATTATTGTTTTTATAATGCTCTGATATAGGAGTAAACCCTACTATATCCATAAACAGAAAGGTCATGTCTTTTCTTTCTCCACCTAATTTTAACAGAGATGGGTCTTTCTGTAATAACATAACCTGTCTTGGATCCAAATAAGTTTCAAACTGTTTCTTAATTTGTTGTCTGAGAGCAAACTGTTTATAGAAGTTGTTGAATGCTGATGAGGTAAAGGAAAGTATATATAATATTAGTGAATAACTAAGGTCAAGGAGTATACCCCATTCGTTCCAGGAAGTCCATGCGCCGTAGGATGATAAACCAACAACGGCAAAGAAGGTTAAACCACTACTCCAAATTGGTAGATAATAAACTGCCAGTACAATCAATAGAGCCCCAACAAGAGAAACCCCAATCTCCAGAATATCAGCCCACAGTGGACGGGTTATCTGATCCCCATTTATTATCGTCTGAATTGCAGATGCTTGAATCTGATGTGCCGATTTTAATCCTTGAGAAGTTGGTATCTGAGAAGACAAGCCTTTTGCCGTTAGACCGATCAAAACGGTCTTCCCTTGCAGATCAGGAAATGGATCAGAAGTATATTCTATATCCTGAAAATGGTATCTAGGATTAATCCAGATCGAGCCAATCCCGTCGGTTTGGAGTCGATAAGGCCTTAAAATAATTTCTTCAATTCCTACATCGTTAACCTTTACAGTATAAGAAGGCTTTTCGTTAAGAATTCTTATTGTTTCTAATGCAAAGGATGGATATAATTCTTGATTAATTTGAGATATGAGTGGTATTCTTCTAACAACACCATCAACTTCTGGCATAGCGTTTATTAAACCATGGCCCCATGCACCTTCTTCTATTTCCGAAATATTAGTCACAAGACCTTTATAACGTATTACATGATCCAACGGATCTCCTGATCCAAAAGTTGCAGTACCCACATAAGGCGCCTTTGTACTTCTACCACTATTGTCAGCATCTTGTGATAGTATAATTCCATTGTCTTTTACCCAAGATGCAAATACTTCATCACCTCCAAATCTATCTGCCTCTGGAAACATTATAGTGAATCCTATAATACCAGCATTGGCACTTCTTAAATCTGAAATTAATTGAGCATATAATTGTCTTGGAAATGGATATTGACCAAACTCTCCTAGTGATTCTTCTCCGATATTTACTAGGACAATCTGGTCGGAATGTTTTACAGGCAGAGAATTTATATATTGATCAAATACTGTGAGACGTATCTGCTGTAAGAAATCTGGGTCTTGTATTCTTATTAAGAGACCTAATGCAATAATTACAAATGTAGTCCATATCGAAGTAACGTATTTCATTACTGCCCTTGTGTTACTGATACTGTGCAACCACCTACTGTATTACAAGTCTGTGATAGTGAATAAGATTGTGTAGTTGTTCCTAATTGTATAAGTGTTAAATCCGTTCCATATATTCCATCAAGTGTTACTGTTGCACTATGGGTTGCATTTGCACCTTTCTGTCTCATATTAACTAAATTATCATCATTATAAATCGTAAGTTCCATTTCTTTTGAGCCACTTGATTGTTGTCTTCCATTAACCTCATTCCAATCACCAGCTAGATGAAAATTAAAATTGTGACCATCTGTTGCGCCACTCTGATGCCATTTAACAGAATTATTACTACCATATAAATCTATTTCCATATAGTGGCCACCGCCCTCTGCGCCATCATAAGTATATGAATCTTCTGAATCAGTCCAAGCAACACCTTGTGCTAGTTTGAATGTATTGTTTGAACCCGATACCTCATCAAATAATATTTTGTTAGTATTATCTGTAAAATTATATTGAACTATGTGAATATCTAGGTTAGGTGCATTATTAATATACGATGCAGAATCTAGCATGCCGATCTGATTATTATATCCTACTTGTTCGATTTCTAGTAATAAATTATTACCAGATTGCTCTAATGATATTTGATTATCATCTGCAAGTAGAACAGGACTTAACATTAATAAACCTAAGAATAAACCAAAAAGAAATGCCTTAAACAAATCTTTACCTGTCCATATACCTGGGCCTTGTGCCTGTTTTAACATTTCCCATGCCCTCTCCTCATTTGATTGTATATGATTAGGATGCCAGGGCTGGATCCAATATTTAAAAAATTTCTCTTTCATATTCATATTTATATCCTAATTTTGCTGATTAATGTAAATTAAAATATCCTCGGATTCATTACCAGTTATAACACCTTCCCATGTTGGAGTAATAGTATCAAGTGTAAAATTACCACCTGCAGCAATTTTTATTCTTATCGTGCCGTTTACTTTTCTATATAAAACCAATGAGCCATCTTGTAAGAATACATTAAACTGAGATTCTTCATTAAGGCCTCTCGTTGCACCTTTAATATCAAATTCTCCTATAGAATCAAATAGATCGGATGAATCAACTATATCTAAAACATCCACTAGATACTCAACATCCAATTCATTAATATCAAGTTCGTTAAATTCTAAATTCTCTTCGGATTCTGCAAGTTCGTCTTTTTCTAATTCATCAAATTCTAAAAAATCAATATCCAATAGGCCTTGGTCATCATCGGCCTCGTCAGCCATTTCTTCTTTTATTCTATCTTCGACTTCTGGTGGGGGTGACACAATAAACATATTATCAATTAGTGCTGGAGTAATTCCATTAATCTTAACAGTCTGTGTTGGAGATTGGTCTAATGATGAAACCATTGTCGCTGCATATGCTTCTTTTAGTGTAACAGATCCTCCTTCATTAAATACCTCTATCTCGCCGGAAGGGTCTCCATTTGCATCAGGTAATAAAATAACCAAAGACCTACCTAACTCATCTACGGTTGTAGTAAAGTCAGTCCCTCTTACCGCAATAGATGCAGTTGGAGTTTGAATATCTATGTTTGCTTTATTTACAAGACCTAATCTACCTGATGCGAACCTTGCAGTTCCCATGGTAAATTTCATGCTCATTTTTGATAATGATGGATCAGGGTCATAATATATTTCATCAATTAATACTTCCGAGTGTTCTTTTAAGGAGAGTTCTGCCTTATCTAAAAACTCAATTTTCATACGACCATTACCCGTACGGGCTTCGTCGTTTAAAACTATTTCAGTATTGGTCTGATGAGGTAGCTCAACATTGTTTCTCAGAATAGATCCAATTCCAGTTGATTCTACTATATCACCTATGGGGTCACTTGCTTGAGTAACCCCACTAATGAATAAAAGACTAGCTGTCGTTAGAAACGTCTTTCTGATTAATTTGAATTGTAGCATTATCGGAAGTAATATCTAAATTAATAATTGCATTTGGTGTAGCACATCCAACTCCAGCACCGGTTGCACAAGTACCAGATAATTGATTAATATCAATATCAGCACTGTCGCCCGTTAATTCTACTGTTAGTTGATGTTCTCCATCTTTTTGTAATGTATTAACGTTATTACTATCTCCAGTAATATCAAAATTCCATGTCGCGTCATCAGACTCAAAATCCAAATCAAATACGTTAGAAGTACCAAGTAATACTAGATCTGCATCTAATCTTTCTGCACTCACTGTATAACCTTGATCAATATCAAAAGTATTTGAATCACCAGTTATAGCAAAGTTATAGTTAGAACTATCTGCACTTCCTACATATCCAATATTCCAATCCACTTCATTAGAATCACCAGTTAAAGTAAATGTTAAACTTGATGAGTCCATTTCAATTGGTCCAAAAATTAAATTTTCATTACCAATCATATCCAGGTCAAATGTTAAACTTGAACCTGTAATAGTCATATCAGAACCAGAAGATGTAAAATCATCCAAACCGATCTTGTTACCGTATCCAACTTGATCAATATATAGGGTTAAAGTGTCACCACTTTGCTCTATCATGATTTCATTATCATCAGTGGCCTGTGCGAAAACGAATGATGTCGTCATTAATAATAAACTTAAACTAATTAGTTTCTTCATTTTCGTTATTATCCTCTTTTAATGAGTGTCTAGCATTCGCGCCATTGATTTGATGCGGATGTCTATGACCCTCGTTTATATCCCAGAATTTACGGTCATGGCCCTGGTAAATTAATTCCAACACGGCGGCCTCAATAGCTGCACGTACTGCATACGTCACTGATTCATTATTTCCCACTCCGTCCTCATATTCAACAAGTTGAGTTCCCTGTTCAATAAACCTGAATAGGTCACCCCCACCGCCGTAAGAAAGTACCGATTTCTTAGCCTGGACGTTTAATAATACTTCACCTGTCAAAACTGATACTGCTCTCACAGATACAGTCACGACATCTTTACGATACATTTTAGTAAACCCAACACCAAGTGTTCGTGCGCCTCGACCACCTGTTTCCATGTTAGAGTCATACCCTATAATACCACCCTCGATTATCATTCCTGCGAATAATAATGGACCTACTCCTTTCGGATCAGTCCCTTCGAGTTTAGCTACATCTTGTCGGGTAGACCTCACAATTTGTCTTTCCCTTACAAGATTATCAATTCCTTGCCTTTCGACCACTCTAAACCATGTGCCGCCTCCGGCTGTTTTTAGAGCGTCTATTAACAATTCAGTCCCACCTTGGGTAACTGCAGTAGAAAATGACGCAATATTATCTACTGATTTTCTTTGACCTGTCTTATCTGCAAAACCATATACTGCAACTACGGGTCTTTCCTTTGCAGGTGGTAACATTAGTAAGTCTACATATGCAGGTAACCTTACTGCAGTTGGTTCATCAACACAGATATACTTTCTGGCCATTGCCTTTTGTATACCCATTTGAAGATGCCTATTAAATCCCTCATCATATTTACCATCTAAATCATTACAATCTTGTGGATTAGGACTCCATACTGGAAATGATGCACACCCAGATAATAATAGTGATAATACGAGTATGTACTTAACCATCTGGATCCTGCCCAAAATTACCAGTCCCGACAGGAATTTCAATAACAGTTTCTGTTCCATCAGTATCCACAATCGTCATTCTAATAACTTCCGATCCATCTTCATTGGTTATAACTTCGTATGTTACTACGTTACCTTCTAATGTAAATGAACCATATCTTACTGAACCGTCATTACTGAACATAGATTCAACCATTTGTTTTGCCATTTGAGCATATATTCTACTTTCTAAGTTTCTAATAAATTTAGCTAGTGTTGAATTATTTTCCTCTCTTTCAGCGGCCTTTCTTGCTGCCTCTAAAGCATCTTCTATTGCCTTTTTACGAGAGTGCTCTTGGTTCTCAATTGTTAAATAATGTGCTCCTGTTCCTACGCCAGAAAAAGATGGATTTTTAAACCCAAATTTTATTTCATCAGCATTGACTGGGACAATAGATATTACTGATAGTAAGAATATACCTATTAATGTACCCAGTTCTAGTTTACTCTTCAGTTTGTCTTTTCTTTTCATTTTCCTTATATTCCAATACCACATTGACCTTTTGCTGTAACCTTATTAAATCTTGATCCAGCATTCTTGTTTGATCAATAACTCTAATTAATGCCATATGCATTTTTTCAATTTCAGGTTCTATCACATCCGAAATAAAACACCAAATATAATATAAAAAGTATCCAAATCCAACACATGCAACAATAGGAAAACCATAATCAGATATACCGTTTACCAATTGATCCATTGTTTACTCCTATATGAATAATAACCCAATTAAAAACCCTATATTAAGCCCTATTGAGCATACCAATATGAAGTCTTTAGAAAATGAATATTGAACCATTTCAATTTCATCTACCATTAATCGCGCCTCACATCAACCTTGCCGTCTTCGACAAAGTTTTCTGCGCGCGCAACCCTTTCTATATCTGGCCTAAGTTTTAGCGCACTACTGACTAACATATCAATTTTAATCATTTCATTCGCCATAGTTCTAGCTCTATTTTCTAAGGACTCGCAGAATATTGTAAGGGTTCTAATCTGACCGACTAGCCCTTCTAATATTTGTTTTATAATTAGAAAAATAAAGACGCCCATTGCAAGTGCTCCAGCAATAGGAGCACCAACTTGAGCAATAAGTTCAAAGATTTCGGCCATACTTCTATTTATAAGTAAGAGGCCTTAAGTTAGATGGTTATTAGTTAGTAAATGCTATTTTTACTACTTTAAACGCTGCTCCACCCTCTAATGTTTGCGTAGGGGCTTTTTGAAGATTTATACATTCGTATTGCTTTAAGGTAACTGTGCCTGCAATAGTTGCTCCAGTTTTTAGTGTAACCTGTGCAGCAGCGCCTGAATTATATACTCTAACCAAAGTAGCATTACCAACAGCAGTTGCAGCTGTTAAATCTGTTTCCGTCCCTAAAATTTTGACTGATTCAGCCATATTTTTTCTCCATTTCTTCTATTGTTAAATTCCAATCAGTGTATCTGAAAAGACCTTTCTTTTCGTAACACCAATACCATCCCCTTTCCGTTTGAGGTTCGTCGGTCTGATAGTATTTTATACCGCCTCTAGTCTCGACATAAGTCTTTCTGCTCGATTTGTCACTTGTTTGTGCCATCTTGAATCACGACCTTCTTTGGCCGCCTCCTTCCAATCACCACATTGCAGCGCTGCGTTGTGGTTCTTAAATTTGCTCAAGCGCGTGAGTCCCATATTAAACATCATATTTGCAACGATCTGTTTTACCTCTTGGGGGTAACCGTCCCAACCATCATGTAATTTTTTACAATCCTTTATAACTGTTTCTACATCTTTGGCAAAGACTTCAATAACTCTATCCTCTGCCACTGGAGTACCGACCTCCAGCCCATGTTCTGGGTCTCCTTCGATAACCAAATGTCCAATCCCAAATGTAGGATAACCCAAATGGTCATGATAAATTTCATTTACCTGTCCCTCGTCAATAATTAGTTGTTCTCTTAATTGATCAACGTCAATTTCTTTGTCTCTATTAAAAAACATATTAATCCTCTAAATAATATCTTATATACGCCTTAAGATGCGTAAGTCTATTTAATTCTGTATTATATACAGCGCCCCAAATCCATAGTTTATCATTTAATGAAGTATCTGTATATGGTATTACCATGTCCGGATTTTTAATATTAATCCAGTTTGAAACAGTATCGTGACTTGCATAAAAATAAACATCAATATTACTATTTATTTCTTTCTCGGTATTATATATAACTGCAAAGAAATGATTACCGCAAACTGGTATTAACTTTTCTATTTTCGTAGCAATGTCTGAGTGTACTCTGTGCATTTCAAATAATGGTAATACAGCCTTCATTGCAACAGAATCAGTAACTTTGTCGAATTTTAAACCATACCATGGCAAATATGTTTCATAGGGTAGACCATACTGAGTAATTAATTCTTCGCTTGGTGGATTCTGTTCATAGAAAGAAATGCTATCATTGACATACGGCGCTCTCAAAGGAGTAAACTCTGATACTAAATTAATATTCCGTGTCCTGTAATCAGGAATAAATCCGTCCCATCCTGCTTCTAATTTATCTACTATAGAAGAACCTTCATCTGTTGAGATAGAAATATCTTGTCTGGCTAATTCCCCAGCCATATATACATCATCTCTCCATACCTTTCCTAAATTTGCAAAAGTATAGTCCATGTGGGTCTTACCTTGACCTATAGCCATTTCGTAACCTGCCAAAACAGATCTTTCACTTTTATCAAAGTCTAATGCATTGTCGGTATAGACCATTTGTTTTTCAGAAAAATTACCATTATTATCAGTAACTCTAATAATTGGATGTTTAGGACTCGGTAAGTTTTCATCCGCAAGTATAGATTCACCACCCAAATTTTTATATGTATATTCCATTAGTCGATTACCAAATAGTTATTATATGTTGATCCAATACTTGCCGGTGCATATGCATGAGCAACACTCCAATACCAAGTGACTTGATGCGGAGAAGTACCTGTATTATAAGACGCTGTGGCACTACTTCGGGTAAGAGTATAAGTCGGACTACCCGATCCGGTGGAATTATTTGTCCATATTTTTAAATTCGACCAACCACTATTTGGAAACGAAGCTCCACTTAAAGTCAAATAAGTAGTTCCGTTATTAATATTGTAAAGAGTAATGATTGTTGCAGTAGTGCTACTTGGATAAGTAAAAGAAGAACTGCTTATAGATCCTAGACTTGTTGAGCTATTATATCCAGAAAACGACACATAGTTCCAATTAAATTCACCAACCCAGGCAGATGCATGTATACTAGTGCCGCCTGCTCCAACTCTTGCCTTTCCATAAAAGTCTGAAAATTCTATTTGGCCGGAAGTAGGTATTCCAGTTGTATTGTGGTATATACCATCTTTATAATAATCACTTATTTCAATTGGATTAGAATCGGTACCGCCTGACATCTCTTCGGAAATACCATTATTATATGTTACTGCAGAGGCACTAGTCAATATTACTCTAGTGACATTACTTTGGTTTATAGAATTCATATTAGAATCGACAACATTATGCCAAGTCCAAATTGTAACATTACCATCATATCTATAAGTTGCATTTGATCTTAAAAGACTGGTTATTCCATTACCATTATTATCATACAAAGTCAGATTATAAAATGCTGCAGTATCACTATTACTTACTTGACCAACTAGGCCGAACCAAATTATATTACCCTTATCTTGGGATGTGTTATAACCCGTATTTGAATTTGTATTTTGGCACATTCCGAAATCACTAATAGTACGTCCACTACCATCAGGTGATGTAAATGTTTGAGCAGATGCGGATAAACTTCCTAGTGTAGAACTTGAACTAGCATTTAAACCTATTCCAGAAATATAAGTTTGTGATGCATTTCCAGTTGCTGTTCCGGATAATTGTAATGCAGTACCTATATCGGCATTGAATCCGCTTGTTGAAAATATATTGTTTTGGTGGCCTGAATCATGATATGCAGAAGTTGATGACCTTTTATATACATATGCAGTCCCATCAACGAGTACATCGACATCATATTCCCACTGATTGAATTCGCCATCAAAAAATAACCGATAAGCTTGGTGTAAAGAAAACGACGTATCAGATGCAAGAGAAAATGCATTATATCCAGTATCATGTATCGTGCTACTTGACGGGTTTGTGCCATTATCTTTTAATGCCAATGCCCCACTTGAAATTAATGTCATTTAATTATCCCCGAAATTAAATCTTCAAATTGCTCTATCTTTTCTACTCTATTTGGCCAGAGAATATATTCCTTTTCGGGATTCTTCTTTAAATTGGTAAGAAGTGGCAAGATCGAATTATACAATTTATTAAGTTTCTCTTCTGTTTCTTGTAGAGAAGCGGACGTGCTAGAAGCCTCGGTAGTAACCTTTTGGACTGCTTCTAGTTCATTTTCATCAACTGCGGTAAACCCGAAATCAAAATCTAATAAATCTGCCATATTTAATCCTCTCTTATATTTATATTCCCATTCTTATTCTTTCTGGGTATATTTTTCTTTTTATTGGGAACAACTCGATGACGCTTGAATGGACTGTCCTGATCAAACAGAACCCGATGATACCTTGTTTTGTGCCGACTCGTCTTCTCCATATCTGCCTCGGTCTTCATTTCCATCCCAATTAAGTTCAGTCATTGACTGTTGCTTTAGTTTTTGTTTTTTCCCAAATATTGCATCATAGTTATCCCAATATGCATTACTTGCTACTTTTGTTTGAATACTGTCTCCAGTAATATCGTTTTTACTTACCTTGCCCACGATATGCCTTATGACTCCTCTTTTTGTCTTTATTCATAGTACTCAACCCTATTTTGGTTGAACGACCACGTCCACCTATACCCTGTGAAGTACACTTGGGTTTAGAAACAATTGTCTTTATAATTTTTGCAGATCTGGCCATATATCTATTTATACAGCCAGATAATTAGAATACTTCGATAGTAGTCATACAAACTGCAACGACTGTGCAGAATATGATTACCCATTTGATGGTATTGAATATACCTTTAATTAAAGACGACGCCGCCTCTCCTAACCAACTCATTTTTAATCTTCCTTTTATCTCTCGGTCTAGTATTTTTATCGTTATACTTTTCTATGAGATCCTTTTTTGCCATACCCTTTATGTATGGATTTACTACAGTCGCCTTTTTAGTGGCTCTGTCAACAGTCTTGTAAGACTTTCCTAATTTTACTGGCATTATTCTCCTTATGTTACAAGTTTTAAAAAATCATCAAATATCTCTGGGTTATCTTTACATACCCTTTTGATATTTTTTGTGATTACCTCTAGGGCCTTTTTATCACCCTCTTCTTTACATTTTTCTACTCTGGCCTTAACCTTATCGTAATCAAATGCATCGATTGCATATGTCTTAGGTTTCCACACAATGGTTGAATCCTTTGCAATGCCTCTATATTTTATGCTAGTTCCTGAAAAGCTCATATTAACTCCTTATATTTTTTCGCCTATTTCAAAACCCCTAAACGTTTTAAATCTAGGGAACCTTAAACTGTAATTACCATCCTCATTTTGAGTAATGGCATCTGCTCTAATTTCAACCAATTGATGTAATACATCTTCTTGATTATTCCAAATCGCATCTCGTAATTCGTCTGTAAGTCCAGATCCGACATTAACCTTAATAGGTACTCCATCATCAACACCTTCACAAACCAAGGCACCAGTTGTACCTATAAATTTACCTTGTCCTTCTTCTATGTATTCTACCATAAGAGTGACTTCAATAATAGGTTTGATTTTTAACCAAGAGGCAGATCTTTTACATTCATATAAGGCCTCTATAGGTTTAACCATTAATCCTTCGTAGCCTTTTTCTAATGCCTCTTTATTCATATCTTTGAAAGTCTTGTTACCATTTTCGGCATCAAAGTCTACCAATGTGTAATCAACTGGTCTAATACAATCTTCAAAGCTCATATTATCTATGATTTCTTTTCTTTCGATTGTATTTAAATGTCCTTTACCTTTCTCCCACTCTTGTAAATCCACTATATCAAATAGAGCCATAAATGCATCTTCTGTTTGGACATCAGACTTTCTATAAACTTGTTTCATTAATGCCTGAAAATTCTCACTCATAATCTCGCCATCGAAGACACAATCATTAAATTCAGGTTTACTTAAAGCGGCCTCTATGTGAGGAAAATTGGGAAATACTTTACCGTTTCTACTATAAAGAGTAGCAATATTATTCTTTACAATTGCAATACACCTTACACCATCATACTTGTATTCAATAAGACACTTACCTACAAGACCTTTACCATCTTTACCATCTTTTGCCAACATACAACCAAATCTTGGGATTGTACCCTTAGCAATTTTATTGATAGTTCTTTCTCCAAATCCTGCATCGATTGACTTTAATAGAATTCTACGATACCAGAAATTCCATGCATTTTGATCACAAATTGCCATAGCATTAAGTATGGCATCTCTTGCAGCATGACCACTAAGAGTTCTGGTCTCTAAATTATAACAGAGTTGTTCAAACTGATCCCATGTAAACCATGGCTCGATTAATCCGTTGGGTTCTTTCTTTACAGGTACTTCCCTCGTCCCAAAGGTAATCAAAGGGTCGAAACACTTCTGTAGGCCCTTGACGAATTCTTGATTATCCATGTGTTGTTTAAGGACATCCTCTTTAAATAACCTACTGTTATCCGATTCGATGTGTTTAATTATTTCCCATGGTTGCATTATAGTTCTCCCACAATGTGCTTGTAAATATGTTTCCACTTCCAATACCTAGGAATGTTTGTCTCGGAACTGTTATGTTCATGGGCAACTAGGATAGAATTAAGACCTATATCAAGCCCTACTTGAGCATTTGCTGGTTTATCTTCAATCCAGAAACAACCAGTATCTTCGTAGTTTTCAAGTGCCTCGTCTTTATCCGCGCCGCATGGTAGGAAAATAAAATCGTCCCATAATTCTTTACCAAATAAAAGTTCTAGGTTTTGAATTCTTAGTTTCTGAGCATACTTGTTTGTACTGAGTGATGTAATACAATGAAATTTAAACCCATGTAACATATTGAGCCTTTTCATGTAATACACAGAATCTCTTAGAGGGGGTAAGAACGCAATGGCCGCAGAATCATTAAATTCTTCAACAAATGTGTGACCTTGTTCTCTGGTAAATCCGAATCTTTTACCTACGTTATATTCCGTAGTATCAAGGGTTGGGAACCCTTTGTGGTGCATAAACTGTGTGAATGCATATTCCCAATCACATAACACTCCATCACAGTCAACTAAAATTATATTATCTTTCATATTTTTCCTTATCATATGTGTATATTATAACACATTTTACACATCTTGTCAACACTTTTTTAAAACTTTTTTCAAGTAATTTTAGAGAGGATACTAGGGTGATGATTACCGGGTAGTTTATAATCTCTGTATGATGTCCCGAACCTAGTATCCTCACTAAAAATTACCTGCAACTCTATCAACAACTTGATTTACGGTTATTCCGTGTGATCTCCACATATCAACAACCATATTTCTGTCATCATAAACCAAGTCTGGATTACCACCTATTGCATTCTTAATTTCAGCCAATACATCACTTTTAAATTCGTGGTCTGGTCTGTAATCACCTTCAGGCCTTAAGAATAAGATAGGATCTTGTATACCAATCCAGTCTTGTATTTGTTTTACTGTAATATCTCTTTCTGTGGTATTTCTTGCAGATACGAATATTACAACGTCTTGATTCTGTACGTGTTGTTTAGCCGCATCGCATACCCACTGAATAGGGGTATCATTTACTGTAGCAGCTTTAAAGGCGGGCCAATCTTTGGGTTGGGAACCATCAACAAACTTACGCCTATGCTGTACATTTGCAATGGTTCCATCAATATCAAAGATAATATGTTTAATTGTTTTCATGGGTATATTATATCAAATATACCACACTTTGTCAACACTTTTTTAAATTTTTATTTCTTTTTCTGGAAGAATAAAATGTGTTTCCAAAGTCATTAATTTATCTTCATATTCGGCAATCTTACCAATCTCGCCAGATATGGTTTCCATAATGTCGATATGTTCTCCAACGCCTACTGGGTTGGCTAGAAACGTCTCAACATTCATTTTATGTTTACCAATCTCACCGTGATAATGATTCTTTAATGCAATTATCATTCTTTCTCTCATGCTACAAACTCCTCTCCTGGATTCCACTCACAGCCAGTTAAACCACCAGCCTTAAGTGCTTGTAAAGTTCTTAATACTTCATGTGCATTTCTACCTGTATCTAATGCATTGACAGATACGTGTTGAATCACCATATCTCTATCATAGATAAATGTTGCTCTATAGCACACACCTTCTTCTTCGTTGACAATACCTAGCTTATGTGATAATCCTAATCCACAATCTGCAGCAAGAACGTGATTAATACTTCCGATTAATTCGTTGTTCTGTTTCCATGCAAGTTTGCAAAATTCATTATCACCACTAATACCGACAACATTTGCTTCTTCTACCAACATATCCATTCCTGCAATTTCCGTAGGACAGATAAAGGTAAAATCTTTTGGATAGAAATAAACCACACTCCAATCTTTTTTATGTGGTGTATAACCATTCTCAATTTTTACTTCGACAAAAGCATTATTTTCATCTACTCCCTGCAAAGTACAGGCAGGAAATTTATCTCCGACACTTAACATATTACCTCCTTTCTCCAAATATATGTTCTCGTTTCTTTTCGAGTTTATACTGTTCAATTACTTCAAATAATTTATCAACCCAATTATCTCTATGTTCTATAAAGACTTGAGGGTCTTCGTTATCTACAGCAATCATAACAACCAATTGTGTAATGGGCATTCCGGTTCTTTCTTCCCACATTATTGCATATGCTGCACACTGCATGAAGTAACCATCAATCCATTCTTTCTTTTTGGGTTTACGGGATGTTTTATAATCAATAATTGAATTTTTACCATTCCATACCCCAACACAATCCACTCTACCTGCCAGACCTAAATGTTCCGAATACAGAGGAGCCTCTTGTGCATAAACTTTTTGTAAATTAGTATCGAGTACATTTTTTACATCATAAAATGATTGTAGAATATGTGGCAGTACACCTTCAGAAAAGTTCGGATCATTATCCACATACTTTTCTAACATATCGTGTACTGCTGTACCCCTTGTTGAGGCAATTCTTGATATTTTATTTGCCTCTTCTTCCCCTACTCTTGCTCTCCATGCCTGGATTGCCTCTCTGCCTAATATGGACAGAACTGTTGTAATAGAAGGATAAGTACTACCATCAGGAGCGGTGTATGTTCTACCACCAGAGCCTGTCTTTGCAGAAAGGTCGTTATATCCCAAATCCACTTTTTCATGTATAAAATTCCCTTTATTTAAAGTCATCATTTTCCATCATTTCCTTTGTCATTATAAAGTCCCTTACAAGGCTCGATCTGACAATGTCTTTCCATTTAAACGTAATATGTTCAAAGTGTTTCATATTTTCTAAAATTGCAGTAAACTTGGCCAAACCTAACATGTCAACATTTTTTGTAAAGTCTGTTTGATAATAATCACCACATAAAATAATTCTGGTATTATTACCCAATCGAGTAATGACCGAACACAATTCGTGATAATTAAGATTCTGTGATTCATCAATTAAAACAATACAATTATTAAGTGTGACTCCTCTTATAAACGAGGTAGTTAAAAATTCAATGTTCTTTACAGTTTCTAGTTTTTTCCATGCATCTTTGTCTTCAAAGAGGTCGGATAGAATTGCATTATATGGAATTTTATATGCATCTTCTTTTTCTTCTAATGTTCCAGGCAAGAATCCCATATCTCGTGTAGGTACTGCCGATCTCACTATGACTAATTTATCTTGCGGAAGTTCTTTATTTAGAACATCCAATAATGCCAAGTAAATTGAAATAAAGGTTTTACCTGTACCAGCAGAACCAGATAAGACTAGATTAAATCCATCTTTCCATGATTCAAACACAAAGCTTTGTGCTTCTGTGAGAGGTTCTAATGTAATTAAATGTTCTGTTCTTAAACGTGAAGGTCTTTGACTCATTTTGTTCTAATATTATCCTTTAACCGTGGGGGTAAACCCGATTTAATTTTATCTTGCACTTCTTTCCATCCGTCTCCTGCACGAGACAGTGTTCCACCTACACTACCAACAATTGATGGTGTAGATAAAATTACTTGTTTTAGATTAGGATTATCCTTTAAGAATTGATCCTTATCGGATATCTTAATCATTTTTGTAACGATTTCGCCCGTTACTTTATCTTCAAAATCATACAGCGGCATAGTTAAACCACTCCGGCACTTTACGTTTTGTCCAATCCATTTTAAACCTCGATTGCTTTGTTTGATAGAAATTTCTGTAAGACTGTACAGGATCAGTACCACCCAACCCATATACTACACACTCTGGATTAGAACCCATAGCCAATTTAAAGTGAGTTCTGCCACCTGTTCTATTGATATTATCTGGCAACTGTTTTAGGGCCTTTCTTAATTTAGTATCCGTTGAATGTATCTTACCATACCTATATGTATATTCATCCATAAGTGCACAAAAATGTTCATAGTGCCAAGAATAATTACAACAAGACTCGCGTGTCCATACAGTACATGGATGATTGTGATGTACAGCCTTGTAATACAAGTCCTCTCTTTCGTCTGGTAATTTGTAATATTTTAAGATTCTTTTTCCTGATTTGGATGGACGTTGCTCGATCGAGCCGTCTAACATTCTGTGTACAGTAGATAGCATTTGTGCCGACTCTACAATCATTTTTACCACATGTTTGTCACACTGTTCTTGTGCTGCAATTACTGGGTCTTCGTTAAGTATAAAAATATTCATAATGTATATTATATCACATCAATTGGTATTTGTCAACCATTATTTAAATTCATTACATTCCAAAGTAATATCTAATTAGCCCCGAAAATAATATAATGCCTATAACTCCATTTAATAAGATAAGTGCTCTATCTTGCCATATAAATCCTACAACAAACCAGCCCATTGCTCCAATCCAAGATAACAGCATATCCATCCACATTAATTCTGGGACTCCAGCCGCTCTGATTGTTATTGCACATAGAATGATAACACTTGATACCCATTTTAGATACCAGTCGTAGGTATACTTTGGTGTTGCCGACTTATAAATTCTTTTAGAATTTGCAAGTTCTTCTTTAGTAAATTTAATTTCTTCTGTCATAGGTAATTGGCCCTGTTTTACCAGGGCCTTAACCCCGGTTATTTAACCTCCTTGAACTGCCGCCATATCTTCAATAAATTTATTTAGGTATTCGATTTTTTTCTGCATCTTATATGCTAGAACATCTTTCCCCTTACGCTTCAGTTTCTTTTGATAGTATATTGCCTCTTTTTGGTCTTTTTTAAGGCGTTCAATTTGTACATGCATAATGTTTCTCCATGTTGATTAATTGAATTCTATCATTATAAAGGTTTTATATAGACTGCCCTCCTTATTATCATGTTATTATTACTTACTAATTAAATTAGGGAATGCATCTTGACAAAGCTTCTTTGTAATTCCCTTATACTTCAAATTTTTATCTTTTGCCTGAATGAACAATTCTGCATCATTTGGATGAATTGATTCAAGTAAAGAAATAAATACCGATTCTCTTTTTACTTGGCTCATATTGGTCTTTGGGCCCTTAAAGAAATATTTAAACTGTCTAAATTTATGATACAGCGTAGAATAATTATGGCCATCGACCATATCATCTTTCTTATAGGGTGGTGCACCTTTCGGTAATAGTGAAACGATATCATCATCAAAGTTAATTCTGATAATATCTCTAAGTGGCGCTGAATTATTCTTTTGCAAATAAGCAATCTTCGCACTCTTAGTATTTAGTTTTGCGGCCTCTACAAAGACCTCGGATATTAATTTTCTACGCATTATAAAACTCCTCCACGCATTCAATCAGGTTGTTACATCTTTTCTTAATTAAGTAATTCAAAACTTTCATTTTCATAGGTAGTTTTTGATTATCATAATTATTTATAATTGATTCTTGTATGTCCTCTGGGATTTCTGTCAAGTCAATTAATTTTTTATTTCTCTGATAGTTGCGATATACTTCTTCTGGCATCGCGTCTTTTAAATTATCACTTCTTTCTAACCAATCGTCAATACGTGTCTGTCTTAATGGAGTTTGTTTTGCCTCTGTAATAAACGTATCATCTTTTGATAATACATTAGGAACTCCATCACCGGAATCACCTCGCATGACGTGATTAAATAAATACATTCTAGGGTTCTTATCAGTTACTACTTTCTTTTGAATAGGAGACCATTGTTTTACATTATTGAATTTTTGTAATTGAATAAAGTCCTTATCGGATGAAACAATCATTACAGGTTCTCCATGACCAAATTCTTGGGTACGGATAGTAAGTGCGCCTATAATATCATCGGCCTCACACCCTTCCATATGCAGTACTTTATATGGTAAATTTTCTTGGATTTCTTCTCGTACTAGATTAAGTATTCTAAAAATTTCAGACCAATCGGTATCAGATTCTTCTTTACCTTTCCTGCGCATTGCCTTGTATTCTGGGAAGTATTCTCTTCGCCATGTATTCATGCCATCAGCGCATATAACCATTTGGCCATACTCTTGTCGGTATCTCTTGTTATACATACGGATACTATTAAGAATCATATGGCGTATCATATTTTCATCATTAAGTTTTTGCACTATGATGTTGGATAGTGCGATCTGACTATAGTCAAGTAATATCATTAGGTTCTCGGGTTTCTTGTATTTTAGTGAATAGAGTTTCTAGGTCTTTTTGCAAGAAGTGTTTTATACCACCATAACGCATAAACATAGAAGACAATAAATTTACTACTACAAACATATCACGGGACTCTGCGTACTCTGGATTTCTAAAATCAAGTTCTTTAAGATTACTACCTTCATCTGAATCAATATAATCTTCCAATAGCAGTAGAGCAAACTGAGCAGTATCTACACATTCGTCTGTGAAGTTCTCATACTCCCAGTCCCTTTCTTCCTCAATCTGTGCTTGTCTTCGCCCAGTCGGAAATTGTATGATATTGTTCTTCATAATAGGTATATTATACTACACTTTTCCATAAATGTAAACCCCTATTTAATTAAATTTTTAACGGTTTGTCCACCGATTTTACAAGATATGATTCCGTTATAATACTCTTCGGTAAGTAATACGTCTCTATCGAATTGTTCCTTAGCTTCCATATATGCACAGTCACCTTTAGTCTTACATAAGTGAAGAATCTCTCTGGTATAATTATCTGTACCGAATTCTTCTATCTCTGCAACTAAATGTTTATTAGAGCCCCAATAGGTTCTCCAATCAGATTCAACCTTAAGCTTCTTCCTGCGTTTTCTTGTCTTGGTTATAGGTAAAGTTTTCTGACTCCAAAAGAACTTCTTCCCTACGTATTTCCTCTGATTTTTCAGATTGGTTATTATGTAGACAAAACCATATACGTCGCTCGGATCGAAGTCTTCGGGTGGTTGCCACTCGATGCCTTGATATACCCATGGGGGATTATTCCTCGTAATCTTCGTCATAATCCAAAGTTTCTACGGTAGTATCACCATAGTCTGAAGTTGCATCCACTTCTGATGATATACCACAATTAGGGCAGAATCTATCGTCCGTATCCCATTCATCCTCTATTGAAATAAATGATCGTTTATAACAAAATTGACAATCATGCACGTACCAATGTGTCGGTGCAGTTCCGTATGCCATAAGTAACTCCTTATTTGTTAAATCTTTTGAAATTCTAACCACCCGCCAATATTCTCCCCATCAACTCTTATTTGGGGAAAGGTTCTTGCTCCTGGGAAATTCTCTAGCATTTCTTCTCTACCAAAATCAATTCCCAATTTAAAGACTGAATATTCTATATCGTTTCTTTCTTGTATCATTGACTGTGCCTTGTGCACTGCCATATCACAGTAAGGGCAATTATCCTTACTAAAAATTTCTATTTTCATTATATTCTCCTAAGCTATTGTATTTTCTATGACACACATCATACCTAACATGAATCCTAAAAGACTTACTTGTAAAATTGATAAACCTATAATAATATTGCCTTGAATATCAGCCCAATATTTAAGTTCGCCGCCGATCCACTCTTTTTGTTCCTTAGGAGTACAATCTCGAGGTTTGTCAAAATTAAATTTAAGTTGTGTTGGCATTATAGACTGAGTCCTTTTAGTGTGTTGTCATCTACGTCTTGTTTTACACCCCCAACCACATAGGAACTTATTTCGGTCTCTTGTGGTGCTACTTGAACATTACCTCCAGAAATCCATTTTTCTGTCCATGGTAATGGATTCATTTGAGTAACTGTATACGGACAAGGTAATCCAATTGCCCTCATTCTTTTACAACCAATCCATTCTATATAGTCACATAAGAGTTTTGAATTTAGACCAATCATAGAACCGTCACGGAACAGGTATTCGGCCCATGCCTTTTCTTGTTCAATTACATCTACATATAACTGAATGGATTCTTTTTCAGTTTGTTTTGCAATCTTTGCAAAGTCTTTATCTTCTTTCTGTAAGAGTTTTAACATTGTAGTAGTTGATGCAAGGTGCACATTTTCATCACGAGCAATAAACTTGATAATCTTTGCATTACCTTCCATTTTCTTTAACTCTGCAAAGGCCCACGAACATGCAAATGATACATAGAACCTTACTCCTTCTAATGCATTTGCAGACATCATCGCCATCCAAATAGCTCTCTTATGTTGCATTTTATTAGTCGGCCCATTATTTGATGTAACCAAATCATCATAGTAGGTACTAATAGAATCTGCACAATTGCCAATTTCTTTAGTATCCAAAATGCCATCAAATACCTTCGAAGGGTCTGGATATATATTACGAATGATATGTGTATAACTCTTGCTGTGAATTGTTTCAAAGAATGACCAAGTTTCAATCCAGTTCTCTACTTCTGGTAGAGATGCAATAGGTAAGAATGCAAGATTAGGTGCACGGCCCTGTACCGAATCCAATACAATCTGTCTCTTTAAATTTGATGTAAAAATATGCTTCTCATGTTCGGTAAGAGAATCGAAATCTTTTTTATCTTTTGAAATATCTACCTCTTCGGGTCTCCAAAAGAATCCTAATTGTTTTTCGGTAATCTTATCTAATTGTGGGTATTTTAGTTCATCATATCTTTGAATATCTACGCCTTCATCTAAGAACATATTTTTCTCCAGATGGGACTTTTTATTCTTCTTCAATACTGACATTAATTTTTCCTTTTTTTCTAAATCGTTTATTATAACCCTTTTTAATGTTTTTGGTAACACCAGGGCTAGTTAAATACTTATACCGTTTACGTGCTGGTGTAAGTGCGTCAAACTCTTCTCCACCTTTTAGTGGAATTCGTTCTTTCTTTTTCAAATCTTGCAACTCTCGCAATCATCATCTTCGTATGTTTCGGACTCACCTTCATAATATGTGTGATGTGTGGTCTCGTCTGTCATTTCTCCAGCACCATCAAAGGTGTTAAAGTAATACAGTTGTTTTAATCCATACTTATAGGCAGTAACTGTATCCTTTATCATTTCTGACATAGGGATTTTATTGTCCTCGAAGTGTTCCGGATTGTATGAAGTATTAACCGAGATACCTTGGTCAATATACTTCTGTAAGATGGCACAGATATGCAAGTATCCTTCAGGAGATTTTTGATCCCACAGTAAATCATACTTATTCTTTAAGTGATGATACCCTGGCACTACTTGGGCCATAACACCATCCTTACTTTGTTTATATGATACCAATGCTCTAGGTGGCTCGATACCATTTGTACTATTACTAATCTGTGCAGATGTTTCTGACGGCATTAATGCCATGAGGGTACTATTACGAATTCCTGTGGCCTTGAGTTGAGTTCTCAATTCGTCCCAATTCATACGTTCTTTGTGCCCTATTAAATTATCTATTGCACTCTTATATGTATTAATTGGAAGAACTCCATGGCCGTATTTTGTCTCATTATTTAAAGGAATTTTACCTTTTTCTTCTGCCAAGTCAGCAGATGCCTTAATAAGGTAGTAACTCCACGCCTCTGCATATTCATCCACAACCTCGAATGCAGACTTATCATATTTTAGGCCACGTTTGGCAAGGAAGTATGCGAGGTTAATAATACCAACTCCAAGAGGTCTTCGGCTGAGAGTACCTCTCTTAGCGGCAGGTACTGGATACCCTTGATAATCAAGAAGCTCATCAAGAGCCCTAACAGAAAGATTACAATATTTCTCAAAGTCTTTTGGATCATTTATGAGTCCCCAGTTGATTGCTGATAAAGTACACAGTGATATTTCCCCTACATTTTCATCAGATGCATCCAACGGAGAAGTAGGTAAATCAATTTCACAACATAGATTACTCATTCTAATAGGGGCTCGATCCGGCAAGAAAGCACCATGTTCATTTGCATGGTCAACATTCATTAGATATATTCTACCCGTATCCTTTCTCTCTGTTAAGAATTGTGAGAATACCTGAATTGCTGGTAATGACTTTTTCCTAATAGATGTTTTTCTTTCATACTTCTCATATAGCTCTTTGAATTTATCTTGGTCTGCAAAGAATGCATCATATAAACCAGGGACGTCATTAGGATCAAAGAATGTAATATTGCCACCTGTAAGTAACCTTTCATACATTAGTTTATTAAATTGGAATGCATAGTCCATGTGTCGGACTCTGTTCTCTTCTGTTCCCTTATTATTCTTTAGAACAACCAGATCCTCGAATTCGTAGTGCCACACTGGAATATATACTGTCGCTGCACCACCACGAACACCACCTTGTGAACATGATTTAACTGCCGCTTGAAAGTATTTTAAGAATGGGATAAGTCCAGTGTGCACTACGGAACCGTCTCCTACTTTTGCACCCTCTGCCCTGATTGCACCTGCACCAATACCGATACCAGCCTTCTTACTGATATACTTTACTATTGAAGTGGCAGTAGCGTTAATAGAATCAAGACTATCACCAGATTCGATAAGCACACAACTTGAAAACTGACGGGTCGGCGTCCGTACACCAGCCATAATCGGCGTAGGGAGCGAGATATAGAACTGAGATATAGCATCATAATAATCCTTGACATATTTTAATCGGGTTTCTTTAGGGTAGTTCATAAACAACGTAGCTGATACTAACATATACAACATCTGGGGTGTTTCATAATGGAGTTTGTTCTTACGGTCTTGGACTAAGTACTTACCTCTAAACTGTTCCATACCAGTATAGGTAAAGGTATCATCACGTTCGTGTTTAATGTATTTGTCTAGCTCATCAATTTCATCCCTAGTATAATTTGTCATAATCTCGCCGTCATATACATTACGATAAATATTTTCTATAATTAACTGAGCAAGAGGCCAGGGTTCATATTCACCATAAACTTCTTTACGCAGTTTGTAATTGATTAACCTAGCTGCCACGAATTGGTAGTTAGGAGTTTGTTCAGAAATTAATTCTGCTGCTGACTTAATTAATAGTTCATGTATATCGTATGCAGGTATATTATTATATAACTGTATATTAGCCTTGAGCTCTATTTCGGAAATACTAACGCCCGTAATACCGTCAACTGCCCATTCTAGTACCTTGTGTACTTTTTCTAAGTCAAATTCTTGTTGTGAACCGTCACGTTTAGTGACATTGATTTTCATTGCATTTATCCCATTCATTATTATTCCATGTTTTAATAGTATATATTATATCACATTTCACATGAAATGTAAACAACTATTTTACTTTTTTTTCTAGCTCTTCTATTCTAGCTATCAATTTGGGATAAGCGTCAAATTCATGCAGTTCTTTACATGGATGAGAATTTTTTACAACCCTATCCAACTTCTCTGCTGCCAGAGGAAATTGCTTCCTAAACTTGGCATCTTTCTTTATAACCTCTAAGTTATATTTTTCTGCAAAGTGTTGCATAAATCTGTCTACTTGTTTTTGAAACCATATACCTAATGTAGTACCTTGAAACCAGTTATAGAAAGATGATCCTATAACAGAACTCAATATTGATTTAACAGTAAGAATAAGAAGCCAATACATTATTTTTCTACCTTAGCCAGTTTGCGCAATGCCTTAACGTAGTGTGGCATTCCGTGGTCTACAACACCATCGAAGAATTTAAATCGTTTCCACGAGTTTAGAATACCATAAAACAAATCTCCCCATGTTGGTTTAGGAGCCTTATTACCATTTCTATCGAAATAAATCATAGTTCCATGGTGTCTAAACCCTAACCATGCAGGTGGTATTCTACATACTATATCGTTATTATTCATAAATCTATAATGTGGGCACTTAATATTTTTAATGAATCTTGGCCCACCAACTCTTGGAGATCCGAAAGTGAATAATTCTTCTGGTTGATATCTAGTAGATGCAATAGTTGCCATGGCGGCGCCTAGACTATGTCCAGTCATATACACATCTTTTCTTACTTTTAATTGGTCGTTGTGTTCTAGTTCTTTTACAATGTCCATCCATAAATCATTTACTTCTTGTTGGAATCCACCGTGTACTTTACCACCAGCCTTGGCAGTATTCTTAATAATTTTAAGGTCAGCCATAACATCATTCATTTTAGAAGGTTCAGTACCTCTAAATGCAAACCATAAATCATTTCTATCTTTAGCCACTAATACTTCTGCCCCATCTTTACTGATTAATTTTACCCATGCAAAACCTAATTTCTTAGCAGCAGTCTGTGCTGGTTTCTCATTCATATATGCAATTGCAGATAGACGTGCAGCTATTTCTGCTCTATCCCATTTGCCCATTTCTTCTTTCATTCTAGTCGTTGCCATTTTCTTCCTCCACTTTGATACCAACTGCTGCGCCTTTCTCATCATCGATAGTTACATTCCTATAATAAATAATCACTTCTCCGAGTTGATTAATATAACGTTTAATTTCCTGTGTGTTATAAGCCATTAACTCATAATCGTCCACAGTCATGGCATAAAATACTATATCTCCGCCATGTTTCTTTTTGATGTCATCTATAAATCTATCCAAATATGTGTATCCTTCTGGATACTTATCTTCTCTACCTAACTTACAGTCAGGTTTATTAGTTTCTGGACTCTTTAGACATGCCTCTATAATTTTGGTATCTGATACCACATACCATTTAGGTTCTTTTAAGTCAATAGGTCTAGGTAGTACTGGTTGAACAATATCAACTTTAACTGGTTTGGTAATTATCTCAACTTCTCTTGGAGACTGTTGAAGTAAACTACAACCACTAATCGTTAAGGCTAGAAATACGAGCGCTATCTGCTTCAATCGCATCGAATACCTCCTTAGTTGCATTATTAGCTCTTAATTCTACCATCCCAGGTTTTGCACTAGCCAATTTAGATAAGTTATGACGTCTGAATATATCCAAGTATTCAGCCATCTCTACTTCGTATTGTTGATTTTGAATTTGTAACCCAGAAAGGGCTTGTGTGGTTCTAGTCAGATTACTTTGAATTGACTCTATAGTAGCTCTTTGTTCTTGATCACGTAGGTCTTGAGCAATAATAACCTTTGCTTGTTCTTCCAACTTATTCTTCATTGGTACTACAGAAAAATTATAATACATGAAACCTGCCAGCCCCATTGCTCCTATAATACCCATCAATATTTTTGACATAATCTAACCTATATAATTAACCGAATCTTTTTGCGAATGTTTTAAGGTCAATGGTTTCAATAGAACCAAACTCATCGATTACTTTATACATAAGTTTGCCTCTCATATCAATTGCCATTGCCATATAATATTTGCCTCCGGATCTTAAACCACTAATCTCTGAACCGTAAATATTTAAATGTTTAATCTGTGGGGCTTTTCTAGCTTCTTCTACGCTGTCTTCTTTTACTTCAACGGATTTTAAATTTTGCGCCTGTAAACTCTTTTGAGCCTTTTCATTTTTGGACTTTCTTCTTGCCAACATTCGTTCTACGAATTTACGGCCTTCCTTTGTTCTTCCATCGTACACTGCTTTTTTCCTCTTTTTCTTATCATGAACTGCATCTGCAGGCAGGGAGACACCGCCTTTTGCCACGGAATTGGCCGCTGCATCTTCCCATACGTCTTTAAATTTTTTCATTTTTGTATATCTCCACTAGTTATATATAATTTCTGTTGTGTTAAAGTATGTGTTACCTCGTAAATTCCAGTATTAAACATATAGTCTACTGGTTTACTGTGAAGTGATATTACCACTTCTTGGCCAGGAAAAGCAATAATTTCTCCCGTATCCATACTAGCCATTTCAGAAACTAATTTATATTTACCAGGATTAATGACATCATCTTTAACGAAGAATACTTCCTCATTTAGTGATTCATCCATATCCTCTAAAATTTCTTCCAATACCTTTCTAATTTGTTCTTCTGTTAGTCCAGTATTTTCCTTTATTAAAAACAAAGCGGCAGCATAAGATGCCAGTTTTGTTTTACCGAAAGGCAGTTTATTTAAAATCCTTTTTAGGTTAAATACCAACCTATGAAAAACCGTGTACTCTGCCTTTGCCTTAGGGTCTGTTATATCTTTACCCTTAATTAAAACTTTTCCATTCTCGTCAACAATACCATATTCGTATGCACCCATTTTATCCCATGGAGTAACCAACAACTTTAGAAACCTAAAGGCGTAAAATAAATCAGCTGTTCTTGATACTACACTCATTAAATTTTCCTAAGTACGTCTACAATATATGGATCTAAAGGTATATCAACCTTTTCATCCACTGGTAAGTAATTAAGGAAGACTAGAAATGGTTTAATATAAGTCCAGTGTTCCCTTTCTATTTTATACCATATCATTTTATTGGCAGCAGTTATACCGAAGACGTTATATAACACAATCAGATGATTTAAAATCAATCTTTCTTGCAAGTCTTCGGTTACCTCATACCTTCTCAGAAGTCTTTTTAGATATTTAAATCTTGCCAAGTCCTCTTTGAATTCTTCTATGTCAATGCACTCAGGGTTATTATAATTCTGAGAAGCATATAATTCAAAATTACGTCTATTTAATTCGTCAAATACTTTCATTATATATTATATATAAGTCAATTAAGCTTTATATGGTCCAGATACTTTACCTTTGTATTTTTTAACAATCTTTTGTACATTTTTATCTGATGCAAATTTCTTTAAAGAAGCCTCATCCCCATAAAACTCTAAAGATGCAGGAGCAGTGTTACCACCATCAAAACTAGAAATATGCATATTCTTAATTTTACTAATAACCTTATCCATAACACCTAGTTCTTGCTTATTGAAACCGAAATCATCATCATACTTATTACTGGTATTACCCTTAACAATTTCGATATTCATATAAGCCTCATGACCTTTACGATCACGATCCTTAAAGTTCTTTAATTTGAAAATGTCTTCTCTGATTTGCTTAAAAGATTTCATTAGTCTGACTCGTTCTCCGCTTCATAATTTGCATCAACGTAATCAAAGAATTCCTTCTTCTTGTCGCCTTTCAATTCAGCAGGTGATTTTACACCAAACTTTTTCAAAGCTTTGTCAAAGAATTTTCTATACTTAGTTTTCTTATCTTCAGCTTCATTCATTCGTTTGGCTTCATCCAATACTGATTCACTTACTTCTTCATTAGCAAGTCGTAGAGCAGCGGCCACGTCTTTATCTTTAGACAACCCTTTCTGCATCTTTTCGATTTTTTTAACAGCACCTGTCATATTACCACCCATTTTAGTAGCAAGAGCAACGGCTTTCTTAACAAGGTTTTTATCGGGGCCGAACTTATCTTTCATCGGAGTCATTGACCTTTCTTCGACTTCATCTTCGTCCTCTTCCTCATCATAATCTTCGACTTTATATTTTTTTCCTGAAACAACAAAATCGTCATCGCCGTTTTTACGAGCAGCATTAAGAGCTTTAGTAAAGGCATTACCTTCCTTCTTCTCTTTTTCTTTCTCGTCTTCGTCTTCGTCTTTATGAGGATTGTCCTTATCGAACCCTAGTACCTCGTCAACTTTCTTACCTTCTTTAGTGACAGTACCGTCATTATTTTCGCCAGACTTTTTAATCACATGTTTGGCCTTAAAGTCTTTCTCGCCTTTTGCTCTTGGCTCTTCGACTTCATTAACCTCTGGTTTTTCGTGGACATATCCTTTAGCAGCATACTTGTCGTGTTCAGCCTTATCTTTGACTTCTACTTCATCCTTACCATCTTTAGAATACATCTTATGAGGATATTTTACTTCCTCTTTTTTCATTTTATTTTTTCCTTCTAGGACATCACTGACTGCTGCAGCAACGCTTCTAGTTTTTTCATCATTGAGTTTCATATTTTTCTCCTATTGTATGAAAAGCATTCCTGTAATAGCTGTGGCAGCTGCCGCAATGACTATCCAGAATATTTTATTAATAATGTTAACAGTAGAAGCATTTTGTCTTACTAAATCTTCCAATCTGTCTACTCTATTTATAAGGGTTAGAATCTGCTCACCTTGTTGTTTACCAAATTCTGTAAGAGTTATAATTTTTTCTTCAGCACGTGCTAAAGCAATAATAGCCTCTGACATTTGGTCTATTTTCTGTTCGATTCTATCTAATCTTGCCGACTGTTCGGCACGTTGCTCATTAGCTGTTGGCATATTTATAAACCCTACACTTTAGGGGAGTTACCCCCTTTATTAATCTATGGTATTCTTCTTTCTTAATATTAAATACCATGCCCTCTTTTAGTAGCCAAGGCAAACATTTATCTACTTGAAATTGCCAACCTTCACCCTCTAAAATTTCTATTTCTCTATCCTCATTGTCTCGGTGCCAGACAAACTCCGAATCATCCTTAGTCGGATCAAATTTTCTTATTTCCCCGTCTTCCCAGTACGGTTTACCAAAAGTAATTTCCACCACCTTTAAGTCCTAATTGTTTAGCATATTTTGGTAACCTACACGCCCAATATCCTGCCTTGGTTTTATCATTTTTTAAATGACACTGATGTCTTGCAGCAAAATTCTTTGCCGCTCCTTTATCATTAATTTTTGCACTAAGGCCTGTAGTATCTCCAAATTGGATTTTAATTACGTTACCTTTATCATTCTTAACATATACATAGTATTTAGCCTTACCGCCTCTTTTTGGTTGATTCAATTCTATGTCTTTACCCTTATATTCGGATTCAATCATAGGTTGCTCTAGAGGTACGTGTCTACCCTCGTAAATACCAAATCTTTCTTCTATATGTTCTAAAAAACTATGCATTATATACCCTTAATAGTTCTCACTACTTTACTTATGATCATTTTTAATGCAGTAAAGTATGCCCATCCATGTCCATAAAAAATATGGAAAGTGTGGTTCTTTTCTATTGCAGATTTAGGACCAAGTTTCTTTGTCCAGTTATCTACGTATTCGCCCTTATATCTTAATACGGCATGAGACATTTTCCACTTACTTGGACCTACACAACAGATTCCTGCCTGATGGGTAATTAACATCCACCACATCTTTAAGTGACTTTCTCCGCATAATCTGTAAAGAATTGATAAGGCGTAATCCTCACAGTCCCCTACATACTTACCTTCTGCATTTGGCGAATAGATAATTTTCCAAGCATCGGCCATACCGTACTGCTCTTTATCTTTCCTATACTTCCATTTACCATTAAACGAACTAACTATTTTATTCTTATCCATTTTATTTCCTCGGGCCTGGTATCTGACTTCTTATCCAACTTTTTGCTATAGCATTTTCGGGTGGTTTTTCAGACCAGGTCTTAATTTTTTTATACGCGGCCATAGTGGCTGTATTAATATCAGAACCTTTTGAATTATCTACAATAGTCATTCTACCTCTAAATAATCCTTGGAATTTACCTATATTATTCTGAACATCTTTCCACATTTGTTTTACCATATCATCCGGTAAACTTCTAGGTCTTGCCTTATTACGGTCTAATGCAGTTTCTAAATCTGTGTTGACAAATATCATATGTACGGAATATCCTATATCTCTTACCATGTCAACTTGTTTCTTGATCTTCTCGTAATCTTTACCCGTTCCGTCTATTACTATACCCATTCTACCCTTTAAGGCTCGATCGAGCATTTTACCTGTTAATGCCTTTGCCTTACCTCTAACTGCCTGACCTTGGGCAGATGCAATATCATCTGGGTCTGTCGTCAGACCAGCCTTTGAAAGACCCCTTTCAAAAGCATCATCAGAATTAATTAATCTAAATCCTAATGCCTTTAAGGAAGTTTTACCTACTACAAATGATTTACCAGAGCCTGGGCCACCTGCAAGGAATACTGCCTTAAAAATAGAAGGATCATTAACCCCTTCTGATAATTTTAAATATTCTTTAAGAGTTATCATTTCTTTAAATCGTATCTGTATGAACGACCTTTCTGTTGTCCCTTAGTAGACACTTTATATTTTACCATACGTGCAAGATTATTTACTGTTTCTACTTTACCTTTCCCTAATTCTTTTTCCAAATTTGGTTTTAATTTTTTCCATATAGTATCTAATATATCAGCATGGCTCATTACCAAAGGAGCCTCTTGTAATTCTGTATCAGATACTATCATACTTAACTGATTTACAATAGAGATAATAACAGGCATTGGCAAACTTTGCAATACTTGTAATTGGTCTGCCTTAAGGCCCTTTATCTTGGATAATTTCTTTTTAATATCCGATAATTTACCTTCATTGTATTCGTTAAATGATTTCATTTTACCCTCTTACTTTGGCCGCAAGGTCTTTATCTGCCTTACCCCATGTACCCGACGATTTAGTTACAAAGGAATTTACTCTTGCCAAGCCCCACTGTTGTGGAGTAGTCCCAGGTCTATGACCTGTTCTCCATGCAGCAACTCCTCTATTATAAACCTTTCTTAAAATTGCCAAAGGCATACCAGATTTATCTGCCTTCTTTTTAAGGGCCGCGTCTGCCTTACCTTCATCTATATTATAGTCCTCAAATGATAACAAATCTTCCCCATACATTTGCTTATATTTCTTTGTATGTGTTGATGGTTTTGTTTTTGCATCTGCATCTCCAGGAGCAGGTTTGTATGCCGCTGGATTATCATCATCCATCTTGGCCTGTTTTGCAAATTGTGCGTGTCTTTTTGCCGCAGTTGATTTGGATAACTTTCCATCCTTTGAATCATCATTATAATAGTTGCTTTTCTTTCTTTTTTGTGCAACTGTCATCTTTTCTTTTACTTGTTGGCCGGGGGTTTCTTTCTTATATGCATTGGTTACTTCATCTGTACCAAAATCACCAGCACCTGATTTTTCTAATAACTCGACTTGGTCTAACCAAACTCTCTTTTTCCATTGACCAAATTCTACTACTAGATAATTACTACCACAGACAAGAATTTTTCCAACATCACTTGTTTCTTTTAATACTACAGTATCGCCTTCAGAGAATAAATTACCTTCAACATATTCTTCTCTTGTCTCGGATACTTTAGGAAGTTCCACATGCTCTCTAAATTTAGGAGATTCTTTAATTCCCATTCCCTTACGTACAGCATTAAATAATTCTTTTGGATTATATCCACCAGGAACACCTTTTGCAAATGTTTGTAGTGAACCCTCTTCTGCCGCTGCTCTCATTTTAGAAGCAGACATACCTGTAACACCCTCTACATCTGGATCTCTTTCTCCAGCAGAGATTACTTCGATTTCATCTTTGAATTCATAGAACCCGTGTCTTGCCTTAACGCCATTATACTTATTAAGTAACGCCTTAAATTCTGGTACACGATCAGAACCGGCAACCATACTTACCTTAGTATATCCTTGGTCGTATAGTTTAACTGCAATATCCATTACGTGTCTTACATCAGAATCGGCCATAACCTTTCTTGCATGTTTAGGAAACATCTTACGCAAGAATTTTACTTTCTGTTTAAATGTAAGGGGATTCTTTTTAGGGTCTTGTGATTTAGAGCCGTATATTCTATACGTCCCACCTGATACTTTCTGTAATGTATCGAATAATTTTTCATGCCCAGTCGTAGGTGGATTAAATCTGCCAAAGACAAATGTAATCTCTCCTTTCGCTTCTGTTATATATTCGTTAAAACTCTTAATCATCTCGTGTCTGTCCAGGTGTTTGAGTTTTATGTCTACTCAATTTTGCTCTATCTTTCTTCTTAACTTGAGGTAAAAGTTTCTTTGCAATTCTGTTTATTGCAGATTTCTTCTTATCAACTTTCTTTTCTAGTTCTTGTCTTGCAGCAAAGGAGAGGTCGTCTTTACCTTTATTCTTAAGGATCTTTTTAATGATGAGTTGACGAGCCGCTTTTTGAGCTCGTGCTTTTAATTTCTCTGGACTGGCGAGTTTCTTAGATGCCTTTTTACGGGCAATCATTATTTTAGCTTTATTCTTCCTAAACGCAGCCTTTCTTTTCTGGCGTTGCGCCATATTTAATGCTTCATTGGCAGCTGTGTATTCTTTGAATGATTTCATTTTATCCTCGGTTTCCCATTTAGTTGGGGTTGTCCCAACCTTTTATAATATCTTTGCTAAAGTTGTTAGTAGAAAATTCCATTCTATCAACAAGTTTAACAGCGCCACCTTCCATTCGATCAATAGCAACAAAACCTTCTGGGTTGGTTACTCTAAATCCGGATTTAGTTTTTACAAACGTCCCAATTTTATTAAGACTGTTAAGTTTATTTATAATAATTAATTTCGCATCAACCACCAAATTCTGCAAATCAAAGACTTTTTGTAGATTTTTTAGGTTCTTTTTATCAAAAAACTTTAATAATTCATCTCTTTTACCAGCCTTTGCCGCCTTAGTTTCTGGACGGGATACTTTATCTATCTCTTTTTGCCACCTATCATTTACGAACATAATTAATCCAGTAGCATGTTTCTTTGTATCAGTAATTCTTTGGCCTTCTCTTACCTTTCTATTGTTATACACATTAATAATTGTATTTAATTCTTTGTTCTGTTCTATTTCTTTTAAGGTAGAAGAAGAAATCTGTTTAAATATTTTACCTGCCTCTGATAACTTTTTAGTTACTTTTTCGGTTTCCTTTGCAGTAAATGTAGCAGTACCAGACAAATCGGGCAGAGTGGCATCTTGCATCCACACTGAACTTGATTTCTTTAACTTGGGTACAATTTCCCTTCCGAACTCTGCTTGCATTGTTTCAAATGTTGCTCCAGTATATATTGTGTGCCATACTATACCTATTTTTGCTGCTTTAATTTCTCTAGCTAAGGGCGTACCATCAGGGACAGCATAAGCAATGGTATTAGGATGAAAAACAATATGTGGTATTCCATTTATTTTCTCATTTTTTAAATCTGACTTGTCGAACATGAAGTCACCTTGAATTACACCTTTAATTCCTAGTTTCTGTAATTCATCAAATGCAAGAAGTAATTTCTTGGTAAGGTCACCCGAAGTATCAGCCTTTATATCCTCATGTGACTTATAAATTTTTGGATTGGCATTAAAGATGCCTTTCTTTGCTACAAAAAAGGATCCGTCTCTTGGATCCTCTCCAGCAAATACGGCGGGGGCGCCGTCCCATTTAACAGTGATATCCACAGGTGATTTTGAATTACCACTCAACATATCCCGCAGTGACCTTAATGCTAGGATAGCCTGGCGCGCCCCCTTAACCCCGCCGTCAAGAATCAAATCCTCAATATGAGTCATATGAGTATTCTTTCCTGCGGCCTCTGATAAGTAACCTGTTAGTGTTTTCATAGGTATTCGTCATACTCCTCTGGATCAATTCCTGCGAATGAAACAGATCCACTTACTTTTCTTTGTTCGCCTTCTTTCACGTTGAACGATACAATTCTCTTACCAGTTGGTCCAATAATATTAATTGATACCCTACCATTAGGATCTTCAATTTTAATTTGACTTAAATCCAAATCGGGGTGTGCAGCAATAATTTCACTTTTCTTTTCGGTTGTTATTGCCATTAACATTTTAGTTTCTTTATCATTAAATCCTAAAATGTCAAGTATTTTTTCTCCAAGAGTTTCAGTACCTTCATATTCTTTTAATACCTGATATACTAATGCAGCAACTCTAGTATTAATAGGGGATCGAGCCTCTTTTCTTTCGGCATCTAATACATTCACATCCAGTTTTTCAATTTCAGCATCGGTAAGGCCACGTCGTGTTTTAAGACGATTAGTGGCAGCGGTATCACCTTTTAAATGCTTTTTAAAATCTTGTTTAATATGGTTAATGGCTTTAGCTTTGCCAATTAAATCTTGTAGTATATTATCTTTTTTAGAGATGCTATCGAATTTCTTTTCTGCTGCAGCGCCACCTAAATGCCCACATAGGCCTCTTGCGGTTGTATTTGCAAGACCTACTGTTTTGTTTGAATATAATTTAAGAGAATAGCCATCAAGAATTTCTTTACCTTCTTTCATCACAGCAACTCTAATATCTGCTTTGAAATCAATTCCATCCATGAATGCAAGATTGTCTAAGTAAGCACCTACGATTGTGGCTTCTTCACCTACTGCGGCAGAGATAAGGTAGTTGGCCATATCAGCACTACCTTTACGGATAATTTTTATGTTCTTAGAATAACTTTTTTGATCGGCAACTTTTAATTTACTATCCCAATCGCTTACGGTTTGTTTAATACCTGCTCTATATTTCTCATAATCTTTGGATATATTAACGCCCTGTCCTTTATGATCAAAGAGAAATTGGCAAACAAGTGCTTCGTTATAGTTACCCTTAATTGCTCCTATGGCACCTGATTCTTCATTTAATATTGGCATATCGTTCATTATATCTTCCTTTACCTGACGAGGTATGGTAATTTCGACCGTATCAAATATTTTTGCCTTTCTAACTTTGCTTCTAAATAATTTAACGATTGCCCTTTTTAATGTAGTCCATACTGCCTTAATTTTTCTAACAAAGAAATTTCCTAGTCTTTTAGCAATACGAATTTCGTTTAAATATTTGTCAGAGTCTGCTCTCTTTTCAAATTTTATTGGTAGTAAGTCCATTGTTATCCCTTTAAAAATAGGTTATTATAATACTATTTATAATAGTTTGGCAATACACTTACAGCTTTTTAGGAGATATTCTTCCTTCTTGATCAATGTTTATAATATTAATCTGCTTTAATTTCTCTAGGGTCTTTTCTGCGCCCTCTCTGATACCAATTTTATATGATGAGTATCCGACTCCTATAATACATCCTCCCAAAATTAAAAAGTATTCTATCATACCTTAATTCTTTCTAAGATAGATAGGTAACCTTTAACCGTCATTTCAGCATGAAATTTCATTGCCTCTTTCAACGATTCAAAGATATATTCTGCAACCATCTTATCAGTTTCTTTGTCTACTGCTAGAACCTTAAATGCTTCTACACTTTCCATATTTACTTTCCTATATGTTGTATATCTTTTGATGGGATCACTTGATATGCGCCCTTGTTATATGCAGGGGCAACAGTAAAATTTTTAGAAGCCTCTTGTTTCCA